TTAGCCGCGTTTTAAAAAGTTGGCCAACAGCTCATGGCCTTGGCGGGTAAGAATTGACTCGGGGTGAAACTGCACCCCTTCTATATCCAGTTCGCGGTGACGAAACCCCATAACTAAACCGGGGGTTACATCGTCATCGCCTGTCCAGGCAGTCACTTGCAAACAGTCGGGCAGGCTCGCTTTATCGACCACCAGGGAGTGATAGCGGGTAACCTCAACCGGGTTATCCAGCCCTTCAAACACGCCTTGGTTAGCGTGCAGCACGGCTGAGGTTTTGCCGTGCATCACCTGCGGCGCGCGCACGACCTTGCCACCATACACTTGACCAATCGCCTGATGCCCCAGGCAGACGCCTAAGATAGGCAGCTTGCCTGCAAAGTGTTTGATGGCGGCCATGGAAATTCCCGCCTCGTTGGGCGTGCAGGGACCGGGCGACACCACCAGGTGCGTCGGCGCGTGCGCTTCAATTTGCTCAATGGTGATGTCGTCATTGAGATGAGTGATCACTTCCGCACCCAGCTCACCCAGGTACTGTACGATATTAAACGTAAAGCTATCGTAATTATCCAGCATCATCACTCTAGCGCTAATAACTGGCTGATTAGTATCAACATCACGCATATCTTGTCTCGTCGTTACCCAGCCTGTTACCCAGGTGTGCTATCGGTTGAGCTTTTTTCTCGATTCTGAATTGTATCGTCTGAGCGTTGATGTCGCCATTCTAATCAGGCGCAAGGGATTATGAGTGCAAAGCGGTATCCACCAGGGTCGCGCCTGCCATGCGGTCTTGCGCATAACAAGCGGCTTTATCGCCTTCCTATGCTTACATTATCTATAATGGTTGCAGTCAGTCAGCAACCAAACAGCAACCACCAATTGCCGAAAGGATTTCAAGATGTCTATACAAGCGCGACTGGAAGGCGGGCCGTGGGATGGTAAGAGCCTAAAGCTTACCGCTGAGGTTCCATATCTCAATATGCCTGAGCCAGTGAAAATGCCTGAAATTGTGGGCCACGACAGCTTTGACAGCATTGAGAATATTTACCAGTACCGGCTTTATCAGCGTATGCCTGATGGCATGGTGGTATATCGAATAGCTTAAGAGCACGGCGGATTTTGAATCCGCGCAGCTATACTTTTGAGGCCGCGCTTGCACAAGGCTTTATAATAAAAACAGCATCTTACGGATTTACTATATTTACATACAGCACATTGGTCGCGCTGGTTCTGCGACCAAACTGCGACCAGTGGATTGCTACGCCGGATTAATCAGCTCCTCCCCCTGCCCTTCAGCCGGTTTATTAACCGCGGTACTCACCGCCCAGTGCTCGACCAGATTGGCATTGATATGCCGCACCAAACTGCGAATGGTCTCCCGATCCGTGATGTCAGGTGCCAGCCAGTGCTTAAGGCTATCGTCATCCAGTATCAACGGCATTCGATCATGCACTTCGGCAGCACGGCCCCGCCCGGGCTCAGTGACGATGGCACAACCCATGCTGCCATCATCACGCTCAGCGAATAACCCAGCGAAGAACAGCGGCTCTCGATCCTTACGGCAAATGTAATGCGGCTGCTTTGGCTTCGAATCTTTAATCCACTCATACCAACCGTCTGCCGGTATCAAACAACGGTGCTTTGAAAAAGCAGATTTGAAATAGGCGTTGGTGGCCACCGTTTCCACCCGGGCATTAATCGGTTGGCTGCCCGTGCTCTTGGCCCAGCGCGGCCTGTACCCCCACCACATCTCATCAATAATCGGCTGCTCGTTTTCTGAAGCCTGGTACATGACTGCGATCCAGGTACCAGGTGCCACGTTATAACGCGGACGCAAATTGCTGTCAGGCACACTTGCACCGACCTGCGCGGCCAGTCGCTCTAACGGGGTGAATAACGCGAATCGTCCACACATGCTTGAATCATAGTCGATGAACGGCGCTTCGCAGCCGCCCTTTCATATCAGCGCTTGCAGTCAACGATGATCTTCGCTTATCGTCTCCCCTAAATACTGTATATATCACCAGCATTCTAGGAGGCGCTTATGTCTAAATCATACGAGCAGCTAGTCAAGCGAGTGCAGAAACAGATCGGTAGTCCTAAAGCGCAATCTGAGCACTGCGTAGAACTGCAACGCCAGCCCGACGAAGCCCCGGAAGATTGGGCGCGCATGCTTGAAGACCTGGGAACCGTCGAGAACGTGACCATGATCCCACTGGATGACGCTGCAGAGCACATCCGCTTGCGCTGGAACCCAGAGGAGTCGATGGCATGAGCATGCACTTATCCATCCTCGGGCGAGTCGATACCACCGCCCCACCGCTTAAGCTGCCCCTAGCCGCTGGCGAAGTGCGCACAGGCTTCCCATCGCCAGCGGATGATTACCTTGAAGCCGAGCTGGATCTAGTCGCCCATCTCATTCAGCACCCTAGCGCGACGTACTACCTAAGGGCCAAAGGGACATCGATGACAGGCGCGGGGATCTATGACGGTGACCTACTGATTGTCGATCGCTCACTTGAGCCTAAGTCTGGCCATATCGTCATAATGAGCGTTGACGGTGAGCTCACGTGCAAAAAACTGGGGTCGATCGGCAACCGCCCATACCTCTTTGCCGCAAACCCTGAGTTTCGACCAATGCCATTAGAAGGCCGAGAGTGCCAATTGTGGGGCGTCGTCACACACAATATCCACTCGCTGGCCCCTGGGTTCGCCGTATGATCGCCCTAGTCGACTGTAATAATTTCTACGTCAGTTGCGAACGCGTATTCAATCCCAAGCTGGAAGGCAAGCCCGTTGGTGTGATGTCGAACAATGATGGTTGCGTGGTCGCCCGATCAACCGAGATCAAAGCACTGGGTGTCGCGATGGGCATGCCCGCACACCAGATCGACCCGCACATTCGCCGCCAGTGCATTCTGCTGAGCTCTAACTACGCCCTATACGGAGACATGAGCCGCCGCGTTACTGACGTTCTCAGCCAGCACACACCTCACGTTGACGTTTACTCAATCGATGAATCCTTCCTATCGTTTGAAGGTTTCGAGCCGGAAACGCTTGCGGAGCGGTGCCAGACAATGCGCCACCAGGTGCGCCGTGATACCGGCATTCCGGTTAGCGTTGGGCTGAGCACATCCAAAACGCTGGCGAAGATCGCTAACCATCGGGCGAAGAAAGAGCCGCACTTTAACGGCGTGGCCATCATGCATCCAGATAGTGAAGACACTCGTGCTTTCCTTGAGCATCTACCTGTTACTGAGATATGGGGCGTAGCTGGGCGTAGCGCTGTGAGATTGCACACGCTGGGCATTGAGAACGCGTGGCAGCTGCGCGAAGCCAGTCCAAAGCATTTACGTAAGCATTTTTCGGTGGTGATGGAGCGGATCGTCTGGGAACTGCGCGGCGTCGACTGTATCCATCTGGACGACATGACTCAGCCTAAAAAGCAGATCATGGTCAGCCGCAGCTTTGGGCGCCTAACTAGCAATAAGGCAGATCTGCATGAGGCGGTTCGCGTGCATTCCTCCCGTGCAGGCGAGAAGCTACGCAAGCAGTCAGGCTTAGCCCAGGCCATCATGGTGTTTGTGCGCACGAATAGATTCCGAGATGATCTGCCGAGCTACAGTAAAAGCCTGGTAATACCGTTGCCCCACCCCACTGACGACAGCCGTGAGTTGGTACGTGCTGCAATAGCCGGACTGGAAAGGATATTCAAGGAAGGTATCTGGTATCAGAAGTGTGGCGTGATGCTGATGGATCTGTGCGACCACGATAATGAACAGCTCGGGTTACTGGCTGAGCCGGTGAGTGATGAGCAGCGGGAAAGGAATGAGAAATTAATGGCGACGCTGGACAAGCTCAATAGAGAGCATGGCAAAAATACGGTGAGGCTGGGGATGCCGAGAAAGATCAATGCGTGGGAGCTTCGGTGCGAACATAGAACACCACGCTACACTACGAAATGGGATGAGCTAGCAGTCGCTAAATCATAGAGTATGCCATCCCTGGCAATAAACTGAGTCCCTTCTACATACACAAAACATCCGTGTCGTGACGCGTCCGACATGCTAAAAGCGGCGTTCCTGGCGTCACAACCCCCAGTATAGACACGATTTAAGCCCCTGTATGTAAGAGATCAACGACAGTTCTGTAAGAGATCTCTTACAACAGGCACAAAAAAACCGCTCAATGGCGGCGGGGTTTGGTGCGCGGGCGGGGGCTTACCAGCTAATCAGCTCAATCTCTTCCACTGCCTCAGCCGCCCGCACGGCTTTAACCAACCGCTGCCGCTTCCCGGTGAGCTGCTGAGCCTGGGTAAACACATCGGCATTCTCAAGCACCGCTAGGCTCAGATCGCGCAACGTTTCGGTGCCGTCTTCGCCGTTACGACCCAGCAGGATATTGTCTAGCACCGGCGTTGCCGGGGCGCCGCCCTGGTGGTTATCGTGCCACGCCAGGTAAGCGCGGGCTTCACTCTCCTGAGCCAGCCAGGTCGCTTGCTCGATTTCCGGATACTCTTTGACTAGCGGCGTTATCGTGGCAACATACGCGGCGTTGATCTCCTGAATTTTCCGCGCTTTAACATCGTTGAGAATTTCAGCTGCCGTGGGTTTTAGCTCCCAAAACTGCGCTGCTTCGCTCATTCCACCACCTCGTCTATCGGCTGTTCCTCGCCCGCTTCGGGCTCTTCCGGCTCTTCAACCACCGGCACGGTCACCGTCCAGCCGTCATCGCGCTTTTCATAGCTCGCGTTATCGGGGGCGGCGGTGGCCACGATGTAGCATTGCTCATTGTCAAAAGTGGCGGCGTCGATCCATTGGCCGGTACCAAACCAGTCATGGCTCCCGTTGACCGGCGTGCACTCATACAGCAAGCCTCGCTGGCCCAGCGTGACATGCAGCTCGCCCTCGATGCGCTCGACGTTATGAATGCCCGCCGCTGCGGTGTCAGCGTTGCCTTTGAACGTTGCATCAGCCGGAAAAACCGACAGGTCGATACCGTTAATCACCTCCCCGCTTATCGTGTAATCGTGGTGCGCGGGTTGGTCTACTATCAGCAGTTTCATGATGGCCTCCTATTTCCAGCGCGTCTCAATACTGACGCGAACATTCGAGAGGGAAGCGCTAAGGTCAAAGCCACGCCCCTCCTGCCTTACAAGCGTAAAAGAAACGCTGCTGGTACCACTGCCCCCATTGTCAAAAACGTTTGATATATCAAGCGGCTGACACAAGGTGTAATAAGTTGTTTGGACGGGGAGGCTGACAGACGCCACTATTGGAGCAGAAGCCAATCTGGGATAAGGAAGCGTCGCTGAGCACTCCATCACGATATTGTTACTCGCTGTGAATGTCAGTGGATTTAAGACAAGAACAAGCCGACCATCTGGGTAGAGATAATATCGGCCATTGCTGTTTGAGCCGGTGATCACGTCAACGCCCAGAGCAGCGCGCACCTGCGCAGGCGTTGAGGGGCGCATAAAATCAGTGCCGTCGGCTTCCCTCGCCGTGTAAATAACAGCGATATTGCTGTTTGTGGGCGTGTACGTTGAGCGGAAAAGCCTGGCTCTAATATCGCCAGAAGAATCCCGACCAGCAATCGAATTGGCATCGTCGTTAACGCTGCGAGACTGGCCGTTAAGCTGCGAAGCATTGACGTTAGTTAAGCCGCTACCGTTGCCATAAAACCCGCTTTGGGAGTGAAGATCCCCGTAAAAGTAGTGCTTCCCTGCCGAACTTGTGTAGTGCGTATAGCTAGTGTTTCGGTTACCAATTACAACAGACCCCGCCGAACGGGTTATCTGGAGCCCATCAGTCACCCCTCGAAGCGTGACGCCATTAAGTATGTCTAACCCATCCGCAGTTAACACACCGTCGAACTCAACGCCGCCTGCGGTGACGGTTATATCTAGGTTTTCAGTTGTCCAAAGTTCAGCGGGCGGTGACCAAACGCCGCCATGATTGCCACCAATCCATGCTCGGTTAGCCGTGTTTTGCCGAATAAACAAGTATTTATTGTAGTCGTCACTACTATAACTAGACCAAAAATAATGGCCGTTACTGCCATCAGGGGCGTTTGCAGCGCTCAAGCCGTAGTAAAAACCCGAAGCCCTACCCAGGTTCGTATCGTCTCGAATAGTGGGAGAGCGCCCACCCGCTTGTAGGGCAAACACCGAGGCTGCCACATCGGTGCCGCTAGGGCCCACTAAATCCATATTAGTGACTGCTTTTCGCCCGGTAACGTCAGCATTTCGAACACTTACGTTGCGCAGTTCTGCGCCGCCCATATCGAGCTGGCCAGCGTTATGGTTCCACCAAACTCGAAGCTGCCCTTCACCGTACGTTGCGGTGCTATAGCTGCCGATGTACATATACCCGCTGTTATGCGTCAGCCGGGCTTTTAGATCGTTGCTCCCTAGATCGGCACCGGTGCGGGGTACGTAGCCCTCAAGCTTTTCATCAATATCAACATTCGCATCTTGCGCGGCTTGCGTAGCTATTCCCGCTTGCTCAGTCGCTATCGCTGCCGATGATTCAGCCAAGCCCGCCTGCTCGCCAGCCGTTTGCGCGGCCTGCTGCGATTGCGTTTTCGCCGTGTTCACGGCGTCCAGGTCTTGATATAGATCTTGCGCGGCCTGCCTTGATTGCTCGGCCTGCCCCGCTGACTCGCCCGCCGCCTGGGCAGAGTCGGCGGCAGCTTGCTTGTCATCCGCCACCAGCTGGCGGTCATCGGCCACCTGCTGGGCGTGGTCGCTCACCTGCCCGGCGGTGGTGTCGATGGCTTGCTTTTGCTGATCAATGTGGATTTTAGTCTGATCAATTGACGTTTTAGCCTGCGTCACCGCCAACCTATCATCCGCCACTAGGCCCGCTTTCTGGGTAATATCGATGCGGGTATCTTCAACGTACTGAAATTCAATATTCAGCTCGTCACACATCGCCGCTAGCTGCACTGAAAAGTTATAGCGGTATTCGTTTAAAGCGTTTTGCTTGAATATCATTTCCTCTTGGTCTTCATATTCATAATCCCATTGGCGGGGATCTACTACTGTCGGCGCGGTGACCATGCTTTAAACCTCCACATAAGTAAGCGGTAATTTTCTATTTCTGGCTCTATCGTGCGTATAGCCGTAGCCGTCTTGACGCATAGCCGCAAAAGAGTGGATCGCCTCAATAACACCGCCCTTTTCGGGATAAACACTAATATAAACTTCGGTAGTGTCGTCGGTTTTATTCATTTCTTTTACAAAGTTTTCAAACTCATCATCTTCCAAATGATCAAACGAGAACGTCACTTCCCGCCAACTACCTTTACCAATCGCAATCAGCGAACCGCCTTCGGTGCGCTCTTTACGCGTAGCCGTTTTGTTCTGCACGTTAACGCCAAAACTGATATTCATATCCTTGGGCGGTGACCATGGCGCGCCCGCAAAAACACGCCCTATCTCTAAATAGCTTTTATCGTTAGTCGGGTCTTTAAGTGTAATGCGGTAAGCATTGGCAATTGTGGGATCAAACCTCGCTTCAAAACCAACAGTTGATAACCCGCTTAAATCGTGCCCGCCCCATGGGTCAATACCCACTCTAAAACGGCCTAATGGTATTAACTCTGCAACACCTTTAAAGCCTGTTTCCGCAACCGCATCGCCGTTCAATAAAAGCTCAACGTTAATCGTGCCCGCCGGGCTTAAGTTGTGCCCATATATAACCACCTTCGTCATATATAAGGCACTTCCTAAATCAGCGGTTAACGTTTCATTTTCTATACCCAGCGTTCTAAACAAGTAGCTGCCGCCACTTACTTGGGTATATTCGGGGGGTGACTGTTGGCTACTTGCTGTTAATGTGGCGGCATCGTGTTTATTATCAAACAATATTTCTATTGGATTCATACCCAAAGCCCTAAACTGGTCACCGCTTTAGTCGGCGAACGGCTGACATTAATTAATCGCCCAAGCTTCCCTTGTAGACGGCCATGATCCACCGCCGCCACCTGCCCGGCGAATACCGGCGGGAACCGCGCTTCAATGCTCCATGTGTTGCGCTGCACGCTGCGCAGAGACAAGAGCCGGTTGCGTTCGGTTATGGCATCCGCTTCGTCTTGAATGATGCTATCCCGCGTTATGCGCTCGGCCATGGGGTAGTCGCTAACGTCCTGGCTGGCGTAACTTTCCCGCCATTCAGTGCGTAGCCGCGTGGCCTCAGCGGGGGAGTCCTCATCCAGCGAAGCAGCCACGTTTGAGAGTGGCGAGTAGTTGCGGCCCCAACGCAGCGTTAAGCTGCGCCAAGGCTGCTCGGTGTCAGATAGAACCAACTTGCCGTAGAAAATATCGTCACGAACGATGGTCACATCAGCAGTAGTGGGCGCTTTATGCTGCCGCATCACTAACTCATTGAGTTCGTTTAGATACCAGTACGCACCAAGCCCCTCTTTTACCGCGTTGAGAATCTGCCGCCCGGTTACCTCGCCGGTGTAGAAAAGCCCGACCCGGTACGGCGGCAGGTCAATGTCTCCGATGGTGATGCCGTAGTGCGCAGCCACCCATTCAACAATCTTTTGCGGTGTGTTGTGGGGCTCTTCAATGTCGCCGGTTATATCGCCGTACTGCGCGTTGAGTGTGACCGTGCCCGCTGCGGTGTCGGTGCTATGCGTGAGCATGGCACCGTTCGCTTTTGCGGCGATGCTGGTCACTGGCAAATACGAACCGCGATACGTGAGCGTTTGGGTGTCGATGCGGGTCAACGGCGCGTTGTAAACGCTACCCAGTGCCAACGGCACCGGGCCTGCGTCGTTGGGTAGTTGCCCGGTATCGATCACCTCATCTAATACGCTGCTCTCATCATCCATCCGCAGTGTCAGCGCGCCCCGGCGCGCTTCCTGCGGGCCGCCGTTACGGCCTTGGGCCAGCAACCTAAAATCATCGCGCGCCCAATCCGGCGCACCCAAGTAAAGTTTAATGGGGTGGCCATGCCACTTAAACGAATGCCAATCCGCCGCCAGCTGATCACCCGTTAACGTGATCTCGCCAAACGTGGTATTGCCATCCGTTCGCGTCGTTATATCCACCGCTTTTTTAATGCAAGCAATGTAGGGGCGGTTGGGGTCGGCGTCGCTGGGTAGCGACATAAACGGCCCTGTCGCTACGTACTCAACGCCGCCCGCATGATGCAGCTCAGCAAGCAGCAAACGGTCTACGTTGGTCTTAGCGAGCCACGCCAGGTATTGGCCGTCGCTTATGCTCATGTTGTACGTATCTCCGTTTTGCTGTGCCTGCTGATAGTTTCCAGCTCATCGAGCTGATCATCACGCTGCCGCTCACTGCGCGCTGCCGCTTCCTCAATGGCGTCCACCGTGTCGCCGGTATTCTCGCCAATCAGCTCTAGCAAGCGCTTGTTTTCCTTGCGGGTTTCTTGCAGCTCTTTACGCACATCGTTAAGCACCTGCAGCACGTCGTTATTGCCCAGCGCGGGGAACTGCGGCAGCGGGGGCATTTCAGGCATGGGTAGCTGCATCGGGCCATCGGGCAGGCGCATAAGCCCGCTGGCATCAATACCCAAACGACCACCGGCTCCGCGTGATAGCGGCATGATGGCTTCGGGGTCTTCTTCGCCCATTTCACCAATGTTAAAAAACGTGGAGCGGCTAACAATCGAGTTAGTCGCCGGGCGGCCAAGTTCATCACCGCCCGCGAACATGCCGCCGTTGGCAAACTTCCGCCCTTCGGCAATACCCAGGTTTTTAGCGTGCCAAATCCCAAATTCGGTGGCGTTCGCCGCGCCACTCTGACGCTGCCAGCGCTCTTTTTCCGTGTTCCACGCGTTACGCACATCGGCATAGCGATTGATGTAGGCCGCACCACGAATAAAATCGTTCGCGGTGCCCATGCTTTTGCCGTCGCTGAGCTGGCCTGTCCAATATTCAAGATCCGCAACGGTCGCGCTGCGGCTGTGCGAGTCTTGATAGATGCCCTGAAGCTGATTACCCCACTGCTGGACTTGTGAGGTTTGTGATGACAACCATGCGTCAACCGCACTCATTGACCCGCCGCCCGTGCTGCCACCGGTCGACCCCCCACCGCTGTTAGCGCCAGGGTCACGGCCAACGTGTTGATTGATCGAATCGGAAATGGTTTTCAGCGATGCACCGGCCAGGAATTCATCAATCCAATACTGAATCCCCGGCAGATCCGGCGCCCGGCCCAACGCGTTTTCATACATGCCGCTGATTTGGCTAATCGCACTCTGCACATCGCCCGGTTGCTGCGATGCCCACAAATCAACTAGCGTGCTACTGCTAGCGGCAATGGCTTCAAGCTGGCTTAACTGCCCATCGCCGTTAGTGTCGATCAAACCGAAAATCTCATTCAGCGTTGAATCGGTGGCCATGCCCTCAAAAGTTTTGTTGAACTCGCTGTAATCAATCCAGCCGCTGCCATCTATATCTATCTGATCAAACAACGGCGCAATCGACGTAGCGATACCGCCGCCAAGCGAGTCAATGCGGGCATTGGTCAATTCCTGCCGGGTTATCATGCCGTCGCCGTTTACGTCCACGCGGGCAATCAGCCGGGAAATTTCCGCGTCTGTCGCGTGCGGGCCAAGGGCTGCGCGCACTTCGGACTCAGTGAGTACCGTTGCGCCTAGCTGGGTCATTTCGTGATGCAGCACGTTATTGAGCTGCTGCGTCGCGTTCCACTCGGCAGCAATAGCGCGCTCAATCGCGGATACCGTGCCGTCCGCGTTGAGGTCTAAAACGTCCGATAGCGTGACGGTTTGATCTTCAATCACGCCGCGAAACTCGTCAGCCAGGAACTGCTCTGGTGTGAGCAATTCCGGCAGCTGTTCCATGGCGTCCCGAATTTCATTGACGCCGTTAACGCCGGGGTCACTGCTGGCATAAAACTCTTGAAGGTTGTCGATAGCGCGGTCAGCAAATTGGGTAATGCTTTGCCGTGCGTTGCGGTCACCCGCCAGTGCTTTCTCGTACTGCGCCCAAAAGTCTCCGCCGGAAGCCTCCAGCCGTTCGCGGGGCGTTCCCATGCCCTGCTCTGTCGCGTCAAACTGAGCAATCCAGCTGTCTATGCTGTTACCGAAACCGGCAAGCTCCGATTTAGCGCGGGCCATGGCGTCAGCTTCTTGCTTGATACCGCTAATCCGCTGCTGCTGCCGCTGCTCAATTTCAGATAACCATTTCTGCTCATCTTCAAACAGCCAGTTACGTTGCTGCAGGGCGCGGTTGCTGGGGTCTAGCTCGGCCAGCTCGCGGCGGCGTAGCTCGGCGGTGTCGCCGATCATACGCAGCCATTCAGTATCGATTGACTCGCGCTCACGCATCGCCGCTTCAACGCTAGCCATGCTATCCGCCGCGCCGTCTGCCGCCGCGCTGGTATCGCCCAGCATGCCTTGCAGCTGGCTAAACCCGCTGCTCAGCTGCAGCAGCTGCACATAGTTACGCCCACCCGCCTCGGTGTTCTGGTTTTGCGCTTCCACCAGGGCGCGGAAACCCGCTTCGTTATCGGGCAGCTCTAGGCCCATGGCCGCTAGCGACTCGGTGAGATCCGCCTGCAAGTGCGCGGCGCGCTCAGACTCAGCAAAATAGTTTTGGTAGTAGCTATCTTGCAGGCTCGCCAGTTGATCAACGCCACCCGCCCACTCTGCGATGCTGCTGGCTGAGGCGTACGCTCCCTCAGCGGTTGAGTCAAACTGCAGGTTCAGCCGTTCCATTCCGGTGGCCAGCACGCTATGCGCCTGCCGGGCAACCTGGGCTTGCTGCACCACTTCTTCAATGCCGCCCCCTAACCCGCGCACGAACTCGCCAAAATGGCCTTCAAGCGCTTCCAGCGCGGCGCGGGGCCGCTCGTTGAGGGCAAACTCAATCAGTTCACCGGCGTTACTGCTCGATGCCTCAAGCCCTTGCACTACCGATTGCATGCCCTCGATTTCAGCGGTAGTGGTTGCCAGCGATGCGACTAAGTTATCCCGTGCAACCGCCTCGGCGGTCAGCTCTTCCGCCCAGCCTTTATCCTCGCCCATCCCTGCGCGTTGCAGCCGTTCAGTGCCGCGATCTAGGAACCCGGTGTAGCCCAGGGCGCTTTGCCCGTAAAAATTAGTGCCGTCGTCTTGATGCTCGAAAACGCCATCTTTACCGCTGCTTGCGTATTCCGAGGGGTCGTTGGTACCGGTGGTGCCAAAGCGGCCACTGAATTTAGTCTCTTTATCGAGGCTGGCCAGCGCTGAACCAATGAACGAACCGGCAGCGGCACCCAGCGGGCCGCCGAAATAGGTGCCCACTAGCGCACCTGCGGTTTCCAGCGTGGCGTTGTTACGGCCTTCGCCGAACATCGAGCGTCCGGCATAGCTGCCCGCAAAGCCTGCACCGGCAGACGCTAGGCCGGTCATGCCGCTAAAGTTGGCGGTAGAGCCGCCCAAGTAGCTAGTACCTTGGCTAGCTACGTTCATGCCTGCTGTCGCGTTACCGGCAAAGCCACCGCTATAAGCGGTAGGCGCGCCTGTCCACGCTATATTGCTCACACCACTTTGCAGGGCGCCCCAGCCGTTTTTGAGTGAGCCCATGGAGCCAACATCAAAGCCGCCACTTCCACCTCCCGGCATGCCGGTGGTGTCCAGCCCCATCATGCCCGCGACTTCAAAAGTCAGCTTTTGCGTGGTGAGCATGTGGGCGATGTTGGCGAACGTCTGTTCGAAAGCACGCTCTACGGTATCCAGCGCACTGGTTGAGCCATCCACCAGACCTAGCCATGCATCACGCCCGGTGTCGTCAACGCTGCGTAACGTGTTGTCCGCGACCGTGCCCCAGGTGGTGAAGCTGTTGGCGATGCGCTGGCTGGCGTCTTCGGATGCCTGGGCGGTTTTGTCGGTTTCTCGCTGGGCTGCCTGGAAACTTTCTTGCAGCAGCCCCATCGCCTGCATGTACTGCACGGTGTTCATCCGGCCCGTGGCCAGCGCCAGGTTTAGCACGCCTACGTCTTGGGCATACTGGCGGGCCGCGCGGCGGTTGGGCTGGATGCGGTCTAATAGGTTTTCGTAGCTGTTGGCGAGGGTGGTGGTTTCTTTGGCGGCTTCGCGGGTAGCAGCCGTATTGGCCACCGTCACTACTGTTGTCTGCTTGATCGCCTCGGCACGCTCATTAATCAGGCGAATGGCTTCCGCGATGTGGGAGCTCGTCGCAGCGCCACTATCCGCTATCGTAAGTGCCGCGGTTAACGCAACGGTCGAAAGCTGAGTTTGCACACCTTTCATCAAATTACTGAGCGTTGCGGCGTTTTGCAGCTGCGCCTTCACCATCGCCTCGGCCTCGGCGTAACGCTGGGCACGCTGCAAATGCGCCTGGGCCTCTTCGGCATTTCCTGCCGCTATGGCCTGTCGATAATCATTCAGTGCGTTGGTTTGACCTACGACGGCTCCGGCATGCTCCGCATAAACCCCCGTGTAACCTTGCTGCATGGCGGCATACTGAGCCGCCTCGGCAGCGGTCATACCCATTACATCGCGGGCTGCTTGCAACTTGCCGATGTAATCGTCCCAGTCTTCTCCACCGGTGCCTAGCGTGTAATTCAATGCGTCGAATTGCGTGGATGCTCCGCCGGCAGACTCGCCGGTGTCGAATAGCCACTGATCGAGCGTACGGAAAATACTGACGCCCGAGACTTGGGATTCGAGAAGATCGCTCCAGGCTTGGTCGTATTTGCGCAATCCTTCTTCATTGGCGGCGATGACACGGTTTTGCTCTTGCAGCTCTGCCATTAGGCCAGAAAGCTGACCAGATGAGGCGCCTGGCCGCCCCTGGTACATAACGTTTTCTTGCTGGCTTTGCTCTTGAAGCGCTTCGATCTGATCCTGAAGTTTCGCGGCCTCAACGCGGGCTTCTGCTAAGTCTTGCACGATAGAAACGCGGTTGTTGCGGTATTGCGCTTCCGTGTAGTTGTCCATGCTCTCAACGAGCTGATCTATATCTTCTTTAGTCTCACGAGCAGCGGCAGACGCAAAGCCAAGCGAGTCCCGGAAATAGTAGACAGCGGCGCCAGCAATCACCGCCGCTCCCATTGTCCCGCCCACTAACGAGAGCGCAGCAGAACCTGCACGAGTAGCGCCAGCCATTGCCTGGGCCGCTATAGTGCCGCGGGCCATGGCCGCGTTATGAGCATTCTGCGCTACGGTGTGGCTGGCAGTCGCTGCAATAGAGCGTTCGCGGGCTAGGCGCAAGCGCGCCAAAGCAGCGGTATGTGCATCCGTGCCGCGCGCAGCCTGTTCATCTAAGCGCGCCGAGCTAAGCAGCATTAAAGCGGTCTGCTTTTCAGCGGCGGCTCTGCGCAAGGTCATTTGCAGCGAGCGCTTATCCGCTGCTGCAGACGCCCTACTGGCCGCGTTTCGCTCAATCATTCGCTTGGTGGATTCAGCCAGCGAACCAGCATAACGGCCCGCCATAACGACCGCCGTCAACGTGGCCACATCTTTTACTTCATTGAGAATGCGGGACGCACCACCCGCTTCTTGAATGAATGAGTTCGTTGCTTGTAAGCCTGCCGTCATCGAAGGCACCAGCTCAGCCGCCACGGTTTGGCTTAGCCCTTGCGCCGCAAACTTGAGCCTATCCACCTCGTCGTTATAGGTAGCCATAGCGTTGGCGGTGTCTTGAGTAATCGTCAAACCTAGCGCATCCGCCTCCGCCCGCATGGCAGCGATGGCATCGGTGCCCTGGTTGACGATCTGCACCAGCTTAACGCCTTCGCTATCCCACAGCTTTTGCGCCAGCGCTACACGTTCGCTGCTGCTTTCCACGTTCTGCATCGCCTCAGCAATGCGCTCGAATTGCTCTTCCGGTGCTAACTGGTTCAGCGCTTGCGCGCTCAAGCCGAGTCGGTCTAGCGCTTCCGACGCTACGCCCGTGCCTGCTGCTGCCTCCGCGATCCGGCGGGTTTGGCGCTGCCATGCGGTGGTTAGCTGGCCGAACTCAAAACCTGAAAGCTTGGCTACGTAGTTGTACTGGCTGAGCGATTCGGTACTGGCACCGATGCGTAGATTGGTTTTCTGTAGTTGGTCGCCCCAATCAATCTGATTCTGAATGGTATTGGCCGCAAACATGCTGGCCAGCGCGCCAGCGATGGGCGCCGCAGCACGGCGAAGGGTCTCAAGCCCTTTGGTGGCTACACCCGCGCCAGTGTCAATTTCTCGAAGCTGGTGGCCTGCGCGAGCGGCGTCCGCACCAAACTTTTTGGATTGGCGGGAGCTGCGCCCAAACCCCTCATCCAGGGTTTTTAGCTCTTTGCCAGTCTTCTGAATGGCACGAATGCCACCACTGGCATCGCCGGTAAGGATGAAGCCAGCCTGATAATCACGCTTAGCCATGGAACGAACCTCAAATAGCGGGCACAAAAAAGCCCGCACACGGCGGGCTTTGATTAAAGTCCCTGATAACTCCAGGGCTTAATAGCGACTAGACTTAACAGCCAATAGGGTTGACGTCTAAGCGATCAAATCGATTTAGAAAATATCAACCATATGACCCCCACCAAAATAATTGCACCTATTATTTTCCCAATATTTTCAGCGCTCTGATTTCGCTTTTCTGTATCCTCAAGAATTTTTTGGGTGCTTGCCTCTACTTCAGCGTTCAATGCATCGCTTTCTTGGGCGTACATCTCAAAAAAACGCGTCTCCTCTTCAAGAGTCATGCCCGCTGTATGTTGCTCTGCCAAAACATCTTGCTGATCCAGTGAGAATTGGTGGGCATTCTCGCCGCGCTTAATAGCTTCAACCAATTCTTCATGATTTTTCTTTACAAGCTCCCTTACGGCTTGCCTGCTTATAGATCGACCACTCATTCCTCACCCCCATCCCATTATTCGCCTAATTTCACCTAATATTTCAGGGTATCTTAGCCAGCTCCCCCTGAACCAAAAGAGGTTGACCTGGCTTAAGGTGGATCCATTTTGTGTCGCTTTCGCCCGCGGGCGATTGAAACTCAATCTTGTTGGGCCCCTTAATTATTCGCGCGCCCAAGTCATCCACACTTTCTACCGTTTCGTCGTTGAGCCTAGTTATTAGGCAGCCGGCATATAGCACTTTTTCTAGCGGCGACTGAGAAGAAACATTAGTCAAACGCACCCCGTTTTCCCCTGACCGTTGTTCGGAAGCTGCATCGCCACCTTCTCTGACCTCTGCATATGCAGTCGATTTGAGTTGGTCGCATGAATTCTTATAGATACTATTAATCATACTAAAGAGTGCTGCGAGCAGCGTTGCACTCACCGCCTGGCCAATAGCAACCGACCAAATAAATACGTTAGGCTCAGTGACTGTCTCCATCCGGCCAAAGCTGTTTGGCCGGGTCACTTCAATAAACCCCGCCATGCTAATGGCTGCGATTCCTCCAATAACGGCAATCGCTGCCAGTATCCAAGCCAGTGCTACCCAGCCGATCCAGCGGTCTCTATCTGGTAACGCTCTGTTCATTGCTACGCCCTTTTCTACCCGTCTGCCCTCATGATCAACGTCCACTATGTCTCCACAGCCTTCGCATAGCATCGTGGTGGTTTCGCCGCGCTTGCATAACCCGCCCGCGTACTTGGCTGTTTCTGGCCCTAAGTAGCGTATTGAGCAGTCTCTGCAATATTCAGCCACGACAAATCCCCCGTTGAGTCACCCCAACAGGGAACGTATCGCACTTAGTTAAGTTTGGCTAGCTTTCGCGAGGCGCTTTTAACGCGATCAGCCGCTCATCCGCCTGCGGGGCCCACTCATTATATTCAGCTATTGCCTGCATCAATTCGAGGTCAGTCGCTTCGAGGGCCTTAAGCTTTTTGTAGGCTTCATCGGCGTTAAACGTGATGACCGTTGATGACATGATGGGCGGACTTCCTGAGGCGGCGAGCTGGCCTCTGAGATCGGCAAAGGCCCTTTGCCGGGTCGCTTTCAGTGTCTCGATTTCTTGGCTCAGTTTTTTGCACCGGCCCAGGGCCTCGTAATTGGTTTCCATATACCTTCCTCTTGGTTACCGCGCCAGCGTGTTTTGCAGGCAGCCGGTGGTTTTGGCGAGCGAGGCGACCAGGCTTTCTAGGTGCGACAGCTTTTCCTGGGCGCCGCGCTTGTTGATGCCGTTCATCGAGCAAAGGTGTGTCAGCGCTTTGAACTCTTCGCGGACATTATCAATGCTGCCGACTTTGATAGTTGCACCCGTGCGCGACGCTTCGGCCAGCTGCGTTAGCAGGCGGCGAATGTCCGAGTGATACATGGCGTCCATGCCCACCAGTTGATGCTCTTGCCAATCTTGCCACTTCCGCGTTAGCGGGTAGTCGATGGTTACCGCTACGGGTGCGGGCAGTGTTTGCTTGCCCAGGTAGTCGCCTTCTAGTGTCATGCGGTGAACGTACTCGACCGCTTCGGGCAATTGCTCGGGGCTTAGCTCGTCAATATGGTCAACGTTGAAACGGTGGTGCACCAGGCAGTAGGCGGCGCTGTGCATTAAGCCACGCTTGGTGGTGAGCATGGTGACGGCTGCTCGTAGGCCTGCGCGTTCGTCGGGTGTTGCGGTGCGCGGGTTTACCGCTTGGCCTTTTTGCCAGTAGTCGCTGAGTACGTCGAAACATTCAGATTGATACTCGACCAGACGCTCCTGAACTTCCGGTTTAACTCGGGCAGCATCAACGCCAAACAGCCAGCCGTTTAATTTGTTTAGCGGCAGCGTAACCAGCCTGCGATGCTGTCGCTCTCCTGGCACCTGCATGCGTATGACACGAATGCAGGTGCCTAATACCTTGTGACGCTTGATACGCTCAAGCTGCCCATTCCAAGCGATACCTATAGTGTCGCAGATAGGCTTCATGGCCACGCGAATGACACCCTCGACATTGAAGGTCGGGATATTGGTGCCGTGGAAATCAATAGAGATAGGGGTAAATGCTGTTTGCGCTGACATGGTCTGCTCCGCTTCTAAACGGTTGACCACCACGAATGAGGTGGCCGGGAGGTTAGAAGCCGTGCAGCACGGTGTGACTACTTTCCCTTGCGGGTCTTTTATCCGTCACCCTCCCGGCCATAAACTGGCTGGGTTACCCAGAAAACAGGCACAAAAAAACCACGTCTTTCGGGCGCGGAAAACCGGCTGCACTCGAGCTTCTACACTCTTAAGAATGACTCTACCCGCGTGCAGCAAAGGCGTCAAGCGTGAGACACCTACTCTAGCGCTTGGCGTATTTCCTCGACGGTCTTCCCTTTCGTATCCAGGTTATCGTTACAGCGAATAGCGGTAATTTCGGCGTCATTCAGCCCAAGTTGTCGCATTTCATCTACCCAGCGCAACAGACGTTCTCCTTGTGTACGTCGCGAGGCTTTCGGACTAAAGCCATTGAGCATTTCGCGCTCTCGCTCACACACCTCGCACATATCTTCGCCGCCATGCTTTTTATGCCACTTCCCCAGTTTTTTGCGAATCTCATACTTGCCGCAATCGCACCGCACAACCCAATAAGATGACTGACCATTACCAGTAGGTTTCAACCAGAATAGAGCTGTCATCCTCCCGTTTATCAGGCCCGTATAATCCCTAGCTGTTTTAGGGCGCTTCGGGCGCCTGGGAGGCGCATCCAAAGTTATCCTTCTCTTGGGGCGGTCTTCCGTAAACTCCACCTCAAAATGCTCACCCGGAAAAAAACCAACACGCAGGGCTTGGCGATCTACCGGAGCGCCATGGGCCGAATCAATCATGTGCTGCCTCCTTTGTGAAGTCTATACGGCTGACTGCGACCACTGTCCAGTTTACAACAGCCCCCCAGGGGCGAGCCAAGTAGGCGCAGGCGTCAAGCTGCCTGTTTATTATGGTGGCGTTGCGGTTGCTTCTAAAGGGGGTCGGTTGGCCTGTTTGGAATTACAGGGGTTTAGTGACCGGGCATTAAAAACCCCGCTAGGGCGGGGTTACGGTGTTTTATCTATTCGCTTATGGGTATCTATTCGCCTCATCACCGCGCATGCACCTTCTAGCTCAAAGCTAATCTTGTGTGAATGGTTGCTTGTAGCATGGATGGTGTAAATATCAGGGCGCCTGTAGCCTGAGAGCTTTTCCAGTCGAATCGACTTAGGCTGTGGGTCATGCAGTAGCTTTTTCAATGCTGCTTTCGCTTGCTCCCTCACTTCGATGGGCAGCTTCCCCAGCGCTTTGAGAAAAGAAGGGTAGCGCTCAAAGTCGATGGAGGTTATTAGCCTATTCACAAGCTGGCAAATACAGCATCAATCCCGTCTTCAGTGCTTACCGGAACGCTGCCACGGTTCACTGGCCCAACATCCACGTTGTACTCCTCCATGTACCACCGTAAAGACTCTAGCTCTCCATACACGATCTGCAATTCAAGCATTAGCATTTCGTGAGCAATAGCCACCCGGCGATCATTCATAAGTGCTTTAAGTGGCGGCTTTTCAGCGCTCGCTACATGCTGCTCATAAATAGCCTTGAAGTCATCTTGCATGGTAGCAATGGCTTCAAGGGCCTTGTCTGTAAAGGGCTGATCGCTTTTCAGAGTGCGCATCTGCACTCTCATCGATGTCACTTGGGCTCTAACTTTCCGCACGCTTTCGGCGGAGGCATCTAGCCGACGCTGCTCTGAACGAGCAAATCCTGAGTCTAGTCGCTTTCCAGTAGTCAAGAAACGAGCAGATTGAACGACGCCAGTTCGGTGTTTGGTCACAAACCGACTAGCCTCCTTCTCCAGCTTCCTCTCTTCTCTTTCAAGCTCTTCAATCATGATCACTGCGCCCCTGGTTAGCTGCAAAATGCGCGGCTAATGCTCGTATCTTACCATAATCGACCATTTTCACTCAGGCAAGTTCTGCTGATGCTCTAAAGTGGGCAGCCTAACGCTGCCTGTTCATTATGGTGGCGTGGCGGTTGGTTCTAAAGGGGGTCGGTGGGCCTGTTTGGAATTACAGGGGTTTAGTGACCGGGCATAAAAAACCCCGCTGGGGCGGGGTCTAGTAATTCTGTTTTGCTCTTACCTTCGGCGACTGTCTATGCTTACGACTTCGCCAGGATTGCTCTCTTCCATAAGGTCTATCTGACGCATATTGGAAGCCACATCGGCTAATGACTTCACTACGATGCCAACCGCTTCGGCTTTTTTGAGCATATCTTTGTCATGTGTCCAAAGCTCGTCACCACCATATGCTTGAGTCATCGCAATTATTTGTCTATCAAAGCTAATTTTGCTTCTGTCACTATCACCTTTTAACTGTTTAAGCTCAGCACTGTTGACCAGTTGAGCGCAGCTTATGGCACTAATTGCGTCAAAATTAATTAAGTCGAAGCGAGCGGTACTATTGATAGCTGCTAGATATTCACGATGAAGGTGTTGATCGACTCTTACAAGAATTTCGGACAAAGCCGGGGATGGAATCAGTATCCGATCAGCTTTAGCGGTCATGAGGTCAAGCAAGGCCTCCGCCCGCCCTTCTGGGTTATCAATCACCTTGCCCGTGCGTGGGCACTTTAAGTCGTTGCGACCACCTACCTTGAGGATCTGCATTAGTATATTGGCATCAACGACTAGCCGCACGTTAGCTCCTGTTATCCAGTATGTCGGAGTGAACTCCTTTATCGCTAGGTAGATTTATACCACCCAGCTCCCTGAGCTTATTGAAGACTGACTTGGGATCAAGGTTTTCGATGACGTCATAACTTTGAATCACTATCTTACGAAGCTGCCAGTCGCCACCGACTTCACGTTGTTCCCACTCCCCTTCACCATGCGCATGTATGTGCTTGAACAGATCCTTGCCCAACGCAGTAGCCAGGGCTTGATTTGACTCCCCCAAAACGGCCTTTCCCTCCATGTCTTCAATACGGATGGGGATGGTGTCGTCTTTACCACCCACCGAGTAAAGACGCCCTTTCACAGAACAAGCCATCTTTTGGATCAGCGCCTCGCTACGGGGGCTTCTTTTCTTGGTGGGCAAGCGAACTATCCGAACCTTCCCTGCATAGAACTCACCCTCGTAGCCATCTTTTTCGATTTGGCTCAAGAGTTTATTGTAAGGATCCATGTACTTTTGAGCGGCTTTACCATCATGAGCCTGAGTAATATGCAGTAAAGCTTCGTCATAATCGGCATCGTCAACGGCGATTTTCAAGCACGCACAACCCTGCTCTACTTCGGTAAGAGACTTGATCTCTTTGCCTCCGTAAAGCTTGTCCAGGCAACCTAGATATTTCGACAGGCTTGCCAAAGGCAGCGTGTCTGGATCTGTGCCATGTAACTTGAGCGTTAGGTGCTTCATCGCTTGTGACTTCTACCGTATGAGTACACTTATAGTGTCCTGCAAAATAGCGCATCCTTGCACGATACTCAAAAATATTTGTAGCTGATCTGGCAGCCTATACCGGTAACTGTAGCTGCATCCGATCCCGCCAATATTGCTCATTTCTTTCTAGCGGCTGTTTGCACCAGCGCCATGCAGCCAGCCCTCGCCCCTCCTCGCTCGCCTGCTCGCGGCGATCTTCCAGCGTTTTACGTGCCTGCTCCCATTGCTGCTTGGCGTATTCGCCACCCTTGGCGATGGTGTCGAGAATATCCAGTACCCAGCGGCGGAAGGCTTTGGCCTTTTTGGTGCGAGCAAACATGGCGAGCAAATGCGCGCCGCGAAGGGAGAAGATACGCGTTTTCTGCATGCCTCCACCACTCGGAAGCTCAACCACTGAAGTCATTGAGTCAGTGAACTCGTCTGCATTTCGCTCGTATAAGTCCCGTACTGCGCGGCGCGTATTTTTGTAGCCCAAGGCGTGAGCAATTTGCACACCCCTTGCCCACACTTCGCCGTCACGGGTAATCAGCTCGATCTCGGTTCCTTCAAATATCATCGGTTGCATGATGCGTTACCTCATTAGTAAAGAACCCCGTTGCCCAGAAACGCCAGCCCCGCAGAGAACAGCTGACGCTCTCCGAGGCTCTTTCTGATGAGGCTCTACGGTTTATCGCGCCGGGCATGGCGCATAAAAAAAGCCCCAGCGGATACCAGGGCAGTATTGATGTTGGTGGTCGGTGAAACGCGTTAAAGGTGGTGAAGATCGTTAGGCCACAAACGCCCCATCACTCCGGTAATCAGGCGGCAGATCCATCACGTTCATAAGCTCACGTACGTTGATGCGCTGGTTCTCTTCTTGCAGGAAAGAAAGCTCTGCGCGCTTCTCAATAACTTCCGCCACTTGCTGCCGCTGCTCAGCCTCCTGCTCTTCCAAGTGGGTTTGCTCATTAAACGCCGCGAGCGCGCCCGCTTCTATGTGCTGGATCTGGACTAGCAGTTTGTCTTGCTCGTCATAATCCAGGCGGGCAAATTTGGGGTGGCCATAGAGCGAGGTGTAGTCGATCCCCAGGCGTTGCCCGCCTGCCATACCTATGGCCGTGCGCCACTGGGTGCGCATGGCGAGAAACAGTTCCAGCGCTGGCCAGTGTTCTTCCCATACCTCGTAGTGCTTGGGCGCTTCGGGTATATCGGCGTCTTTCAGCCCCCAGCGGTCAGTGTCCTTCTTGCGCTGATCCCTGGGGGCTGGGCCACTGGCCCACCACTGGCCAGCGCCGCTTAGTTTTTTGCAGCGGCCTGGCTGCGCCCTTCCTGTGCGGCGTACCAGCTGAGGATCAACGGTCGGCGAATATAGGTTTCTTGCATTAGCTGCTCGACCAGCTCTTTATCAAACGGCAAATCCTTTTTGTCTTCGCCTTTGATACCGCTGATATTCACTAGATCTTCTAAAAACTCCTCATCTTTTTTCTTGCCTGACTGAGCCGCCTCAACATTGGCGCGGTAGTCGTCCCACTTACGCAGCTTCCACTCTGCCTGGATCGTTGATGCTTTCTTATCGCCCGGCACCTGGATAGGCACATCAACGGTAATGGTGGGGATTTTCTTCAGAATGAGAGACATGGTGTGTTCCTTTGATTAGCACAAACAAGCACCCCGCCCTTAGGCGGCGCGGTGTGGTTAGCGGTGGTGGGTTGCGTGATTAACTGAATACGTAGGCGTAATCACCATCGCCTGCCTCAGCGGACAACAAGCGAGTATCCATAGTGAAATGCTTGAAACCCTGCACTTCTGTTTCCTGCAGGTTCGAGAGCTGAACCCGGGCACATTGTTGCTTAACAATATTCCCCGGCGTTTTGCCATGGGTGAATGTCACCGGTGACTCAGTGGTGCCGTTATGCGATTCGACTTTTTCATAAATATTAAAGTCTTGAATACGCGGCGCCTCGATGTTGACCTGACCCGTGGCGTTACGATTCTGGATGTGGACGCCCTCGTAGTTAACGAGGTTGCGATGCTCCACCTGGCCACCCATATCAAACGACCAGGACTGCATGCGAGCTTCATAACCAAAGAAGGTGAATGCACTGTTCTGCTTGTTGATAGGCACTTCTTCTGCCTGAGGCTCTCTTGATGAACCCGCAGGCGGTGCTTCTCGGTATGGCCGCAGATACAGTCCCGTTAGGTTGAATTCAAAGTAGGGCATGCCTTTGGCGTCGGCGGTACGCGTTACGGTTCCGCGCACACCTGGTAGCACCTGCAGCTCGTCGTTATCCGTCCACCATAGCAATGAGATTGAGGCGAAGTTACTGGATACCGGTTCGTAGGTGACCATTTCTGCGCCTTCGGTCGTGTCGATGACTTCACTGTGACCGGAGCACAAAAGCAATGGCCGGTAGGATGGAGGCACCCCTGGTGTACCAGATCCCGCGTAAGGCACACGGATTTGACGTGTCGTATAGGGCGCCACATTCACCTGCTTATTGCTGCCAAAACCGGGCTTCACACGCTCAACTTCTGCCGTATCACCTTGGTAGGGGCTGGCGGCTTCCCTCGTCATGACATCAAAAAACACGGCAGTGGAGAGGTCTTCCGGCGTTACGCCGTACTCATCTTCGATAATGGCGGCCACCGTTAGGATCCGCCACGCCATTGGATCACTCATTGCCTTTTACCTCTTGCTTGGCCGCCGCCTTGGCGGGCTTGGGGGCTGCCGTTTCGGCTTTCACCGGCGCGGTAGCGGGGTTTGAATTAGGCGCTTTCGCGTACTTGGTGGGCGTAGGCTTTGTGCTGTGCACCAGCACACGCTTACCGTCACGGATGACGTAGCAGCCTCCTGCATTGGGCATGGGGGTTTCCTCCAGGCGTAAAAAAACCCGCACGCGGCGGGGTTTATGGGGTGGTGGTTGGGTTAGCTACGAATCATGCGGTCGTAGCGGTAGAGCTCACGCCAATAGACGTGGCTGCCGGAGACAGCAACGCGCTGCCCCCCTGCGTATTCCAAGGGTGCAACACCGTGAGGCGAGCTGTTCAGACCAAGTAAAGCGCCATCAATCGATTTTCGCTGCGCATCCACTTCGGCCTGCTCTGCCACCAGCACCACAGCGATGTGCTCGGTCACGGTCTGGCGGACGTTCATCGTTTCCAGTTCGTTGGGTGTCGTTGTGGCTTGCACGGGGTGCACAAAGGCGGCGGGCAGTGCAGGTGTGGCCATCGCCAAGCTGGTGGCTTGCAGTTCGAAGTGAGCGCGGTATTGCTTTTGGTCATATTCGTAATCAGTGGCGGCGTCGGTAATCTCCCACCCTTCACTGCCACTTTGCGCGGCGACTCGCTCGATGAGCTGGGTGCTCATGGTGCGTAGCGGGTCGAACTCGGGTGACCGCAGGCTGAGTACGTAGGTGTCCACGCGCCCCAGGCGATAGCCGTCTACCTCGATACCGCTTTGGCCTGCCAGGTTGTAAACGCCGTTGGTGCCGGGAGCATCCGCCGGTAGGTTGAGCGGCCAAAGGGCGCTGTTAACTACCGGATCCACCAGCGCAACCAGCCCGGGCACGGTATCGGCGCGGCTGGGGTCGGCTTCGCTGCTGGGGGCTGCGGTAATGCCTACTCCACTAAGTGCGGTAATGATGCTATCAATCACAATATCTGTCCTCGGTTACGCTGACGATCAAGATACGCCGCCAGTCCTTCGTAAAAGCGCCCTGCCGCACCACTGGCGTTTTTGTCAAAGGCGGGCTTCATGAATGGCTGTGCTTTCATTCCAGGAGCGTGATAGCTGTAGAAGGTATATTTTCCGTCCGCTTTCCAGCGCTGGTGTCCCTTTAGGTTTCTGCGAACCTCTCTGGTGCCAGCATCCACCCCATGCTCAACAAGGCGAGCCTTATAGTCCTGCGCATACCCTCTTTGTTTCGTTACCGCGCCTATAAACAAAGCAGGGTCATCTGGCGCTAAACCATGCTTTTGCTTAAAGCTTTTGCTGAGCGCTCGAGTGCCTATTGATCTCTTTAACTTCCCAGTACGAACCGTTACGCCGGCCTTCATGGCTGGCCGTATAGGCCTGGCGACCTCTCTTAAGCCAGCCGACACCGCCCTGGTCTTTATATTCTTCTCCAGGTCTCTCAGGTCGCGCTCCATCCGGTCTAGATCGTCAGCTGATAATTGAAAATCAAACCCACTCATGACACATCAGCTCCAGTTCTGTACGGCGCCCACCAAGGTCGATCGGGCGGCCCTCCAGTTGGTAGGTCATCCCGCCATGGCGTAGCCGTAGGGTTTTGCCTGTGGCGGCGGCAATGTCTGCCCGGTACCGCATGCGGATACGGGCGGTGGTTTCGGCGTTGGCTTCTTGTGCGGCGAATAGCGTACGCCCGCGCAACTGCTCGACCTCGGCCCACACTTTGCCACCGGGTTGCCACCCTTCCGGTGTTGCACCTGAGTCGGTGCGATCGCCTTTTTGCCACCATTCGAGGGTGACCTGATCTCGCTTCTTTCCGATCTGCATTGCTCACCCCACGGCATGGATTCGATGAGGCGCCAGCAGCATATCCACGCCCATGGGTACTTCTTGATACCCGCCTGATGAAACGCTTTCGCGGTTTTCGTACCAGTGGCCGATCAGCAGCAAGATGGCTATCTCCACATCTGGTGGGGTTTCAGCCTCGCCTGCCGTGGCGGTAATGGTGACGCTTTCGGGTTCATCGGTGGTGCTGGGCCAGCGGCTACCCCATTGCGGCGCCAGCAGCGGGTATATGGGGCGTGTGTCTAGCCGTAGCGTTTCAGCATCGAGTGATTGCTCGTTGCCTGCAGGGTCGATGTACTCAAGCGATTCAATGGCGGTTACCGGTGACCATGGCAGTTCAATGGCATCACTCCCCGCGGGGAAGCCGTCGAGCACCAGCGTTTTGGTGCGCGTGGTCAGCGTTGCCTGGGTGTAGTGCTCGGCGTATTGGTAGGCGCCGTTGATGAGCCCTTGAATAATCGCGTCTTCATCGGTGTAGGCCGTTGCTTCTTCTTCGGTAATAGCTAACCGAAGGTGCAGCTTGGCGCGGGTTAACGTGATCATTCAGGGGCTCTCAATAGTCAGAAACAGCTCATAGCCAGAAACAGCAACGCCGCCCGGGGGGCGGCGTTGGCATAGCGATAAAAGCAGCGAGGGCTAAACCTTATCGGCGCCTTCGGTGCCTTTGGCGGGTTTGTTCGCGCCAGCGGCCTTGGCCTGCTCGGCTTCGGCGGCTTTGTGCTCTGAAGCGGGGATAGCAATCTTGCGCTCTTTTAGCTGCTTGGCTTTGTCTTCCGGGAAGCCTGCGCGATCCGTACGGGAGTAGCGGCCATAGGGTTTTAGAAACACCATGGTGATCAGCTTTTCAGCCGGTTGTTTTGTGGTGGCCATGGGTGGCTCCTGTCATCAAAGAGGTAACGATTAAGGCCCGCACGCGGCGGGCCTTGGATGTGCTGGTTAAAGCAAGCCTTACCAGGTGACTTCGGTACCCATCACCAGGCCTTCTGGGTGGCGGAAGGCAATATCGTGCTCTTTCACCACACGCAACAGCGACTGATTACGGCTAAACGCGGAAACCAGATTGCCGCTGCCGTCTTTGTAGGTCGCTTCTCGGCTAAAGTCGATGGTCATTACATCGCTGTCACCGATAACGACATCATTGAAGTCAGCGAAGTAGATCTCGGTTTCGTTGTTATTGCCCGCCGTGGAGGTATCCAGGTTGACCGGGATGGTAGTGGTGTGGCGAATCGGGTAGCCCTTCAACTGGCCTTGGGCCATTTCGGGGTAAACCTTATTGCCGTTACCGTCGCGCATTCCGAACAGTTTCATGTAGGTGCGCGGTGACAGGCCCCAGCCCGGCTCAATTAGCAGGCTGTCACTTTCCATCAGTTTAAGCATCAAGCTATCAAGGTAGGCGTCAATCGTTTGCAGATCGGCGGTACCCGACCACGGCACAACGCGCCCTGCATCGACGCACACAGCGCGGAAGCCGGTGGGGGTGTCGTTGGTGCCGTCATCGCGAAGGAAACCTTTATCTTCACGTACGGCCATACTGGCGAGCATGTCGTTAAGGAAGATCTGTTCAACCTGAAAGCCTGCCCGCCCAATCAGTTGGTTGCTCATGGGCACCAGCGTGATCATGGTTTTGGCGTTCAGTTTCACGTCGTCAGTGTTGGCCTCGGTCGCCAGCACATCGGAGCCTTCACCCACATAGCTAGACGTTGCACCAGACGCCATGCGTGGAATGCTCAGGTTGCCATTCGGCAGCGGCATGGAGCGAGCACCCAAGGCACGCACAATGGTTTTAGGACGCAGCAATTCAATCACTTCGTTGTGCATGTTCTCTGGCACCAGCGAACCGCCGGAGCCTGCACTGGTGTCGATGGCCATCGCTACGTCAGCATCGCCAATTTCACCGCTGGCGAACTTGGACGCCAATTGCATATCGCCCTTACCCGCTGCCACAGCCATGGCCATACGCGCCACCTTGGCACCGGTGTACTGCTTAAGTTCGGGTTTGATATGCACCGCGGCCGATTGACCACCTCCAAAGGCGGGTACCTGTTCGGCGGAAGCGGCGTTCATACGCTCAATGTTTTCAGCGCGGGAAAGCTTGGCGCTGATTTCATCAAACTCGGTGGCCAGCTTTTCAAATTCAGCCAGTTGCTCTTCGTTCAGCTCACCCGCTTCCATTTCTATAGCGGCCAGCGCCTGCACTTGCGCGTTAATCTCGGCACGCTTGCGGCGGAGTTCTTCGATATTAGGCATGGTACTTCCTCTTCGTTTAGGCACAAAAAAGGCGGCTCATGGCCGCCGTGATGTCGCTCCGCCGCGTGGCTAGAGCTGACAACTGGTGTCGAACGCCCGCGCCTGGGCGCGAATGCTTCGGTTGTTTCGTGGGGTGGTACCGGTGTTTCTGGTGTAGCGCTGCGAGATAGTGTCGATGGCGTCTTGTGCGGGGGCGATCTCATCGATGAGTTTTAGGGCAAGCGCTTCTTTTGGCCGGAACAGTCGCGCTTCGGTATCAACGATCGCTGACACATCCAGCCCGCGGAAGCTGGAAACGGATTCTGTGAATTCGCTATAGGCGACATCCAACATTCCATTAATCTCCTGCACGGCTTGGTCGGTGATCGGCTCATGCGGGGAGCCGTTGTTCTTGTGGGCGCCGCGGTAGTAGGTGTTGAACGTGATGCCCATCTCCTGTTCCATGCGGCTGACTTCATAGGTTTCGATAATCACGCCGATGGAGCCAACGCCCGCGGTAGGGCTGGCGACGATGCGAGAGCAGGCCGACGCTAGGTAGTAACCCGCCGAGTAAGCAGCGAAGTTGACGATCGCCGTAATGGGCTTAATGGCCGTGCTGGCCCGGATGAAATCGGCGAGCTCTTTACAGCCCATGGCGTGACCACCGCCGGTGTGGAAGTCGAGCGCGATCTCTTCGACCATTTCATGCTTTAACGCGGCGGTGATTTGGCTACGCAAGCGCTCATAGGAAAGCAGCTCTTCACATGCAGCGGTGATGTGACCACGACGCGCCACCAACACACCGTGCACGGGAATAACCGCAATGCGACCTGATACCTGTAGACGCTGCATTTCGCGGTCTTCGCTGCTGCCTGACTCCATGCCCAGACTTTGCGGTAGGTCGTTAGCGCGCCCTAGCAAGCGAGGTTCCAGCACGTTACGCACTGCCTGCACTAGCGTGGGTGTTGCGTACAGGGGTGTCTTAAACACCATGGACGCGATGTGCGGGTAGTTGATCATTGCGTGCATGCGAGTATTCCCTCGATCTCTTGCATTTGTTGGGGTGTGGCATTCAGCGAGTTCTGCATCTGCTGTGAATCCACCATGTTCATGGGGCTCAGGTAGCGATCGCCTCCCTTGATAGGCGGCATGTTTTCCAGGCGCCGAATGTCGTTAACGCTGAGCCAGCCCCACTGGCGGGCGATGGCGTAGGCTTCAAAGCGTGACTTCTGGTCGCCGCGCAGCAGACCGGATACGTTGAACTCGATGTAAAGGTTTTTGCGCTCTGCCGGTATCAGCAGGTCGCGCATCATCGCGGCCTCTTTGCGCTTGATCCACGGCATCAAGGTGTAGATGACGAACTGCAGGCCAAGGTGCTCAATGTTGTTAAACGTGGCCTTGTCCAGGTGCTGGATCATGTTGGGCGCGACGCGATATAGCCGGCACACTTCCACCACCCCGAAGTTGCGTGACTCAAGCAGCTGGGCCTTCTCGTTATCCATGGCCAGTTGCTTGTACTGCATGCCCTCTTGCAGGAGGGCGACAGAAAAGGCATTGCGTAAGCCGCCGCCATGACGCTCTGTAAACTTGCTCAGCAGCCGATCAACGGAGCCTTGATCCTTTATCGCAGTTGCTTCACGAGGGCGCTCAATCACCCCGGCCATCGTGGCGCCACGTTGAAAGACTGCTGACGCGTGTTGCTCGGTTGCCATGGTTAAGCCGATGGTGTCGGCGTTGGTGGCAATAGGAGAAAGGCCTACAAAACCATCTAGCGAGAACGCTTTAACGTGATGCACGGAGCGCATCGGCAGTATCTGGTTTTTGTAATCCAGCAGTTGGTAATACGGCAGGCCATCCGGCCCTTTTAGCACCCCAACCTTCTTGGGGTGGACGGGGATTAGCTCTGTTGGGTAGCCAGCACCATCGCGTTCAATCAGTGAGAATTCATTTCCTTCCAACGCCAGGTGGCCCATGCCCTGTTCGTAATACTCGAACGTGGTGTCTTTTCGGTTGGGCTGGCTATGGATCACGTCATACAGCGGGTGATCGGTCGCACGCTCGCGCCCGCCTTTGTCGTCGCGGCGGTAGAGCTCACAGGGCAATTGCGCCAGCGACTCCGCCAGCAGGGTGACGCAGCCACGTAGCGCGCTAACGCCCAGGGCGGTTTCAGTGTTCACCATGGTGCCAGCGGCGCTTTGGCGGCTGGTGTTTGAGCTCACCCAATTGCCTGTCCAATCCTGGCTTTTCTGCGGGCTGCCGGTGGCGGCTGAGTTGAAGAGGCTAGGCCAGAACATTAGCTATCCTCTTCGTTTTTGGTGACCGGTGGTGGTTGGTTTGCCTGGGCGGCTGCTTTGGAGGCTAGCCACGACCAGAACAGGCAGAAGCTGCCCGCGACGATATAGCCCGCGGCGGGCAGTACCAGCCACGCGCCAAACGCGACTAGCCCGACACCCAGCAGGCCAACTGTGAAGGTGATGAAATTGATCAGCATGTAACGTCCGAGGTGTCGTAAATGGATTCTTCCGGCTCGTCGTTTTCGGTGAGCACGGCGCGACCGAGCGCCATCAAGATGGCGATGATGCCGTCGATCTTGTTGTCGGGCTTTTCTTTGCGTGGGTAGATGTTGTCTTTCGCGTCTGCCTTGGCGACCACGTTGCTGGCCATCCAGGTAAGCACCGGATCCTTGGCATGCCGGAAGCGCCCGCCTGTGATAGCGGCTTCCATTTCCCGCATGGCGGGGCTCATGTTTTGAACAGTGTTGCGGTACTCAACAATGCTGGCACCGTCTGCCATTAACTGGTGGGCAAGCTGGGTAGCACGCCAGGGGTCGTAGGCGATTTCGGTGATTTCGAATAAGCCCGCCAGGTCTTTGATGTCATCGCGAATTACATCGAAGTCCAGCTCTTCGCCATCGGTGATAATCAGATCACCGCTATTCACCCACGTTTCGTAAGCAGCCTTGTTGTTACTGGCCCGCTCCACCGCCCCTTCGGGTAGGTAGTTACGAACGAATACCGTCCAGCGGGTTTTCATGCGCCCTTTCTTATCGGGCACTTCGTCACGGAACAACAAAGCGATGCTCGCGATGTCGGTCTTACTGGCGAGATCCACGCCTAACCAGCAGGCCTTGCCGATGAAGTCTTCTATCTTTAACGACTCATCACCCAGCGCGTGCCAGCTGGCCATGTTGAGCCACGCGGTGCGCGCACTTACCCAGACATTTAGGTGCTTGGTGAGGAAGCTGTTTTGTCGGCTTGGGTAGCGAACGGCGTCGCGTTGGGCCTTGAGTAGAAACTCTTCACTGACGGATATGCCAAAGTTCGGGTTAGCTTTGCGCAGTACCGCTGGGTCTTTCCAATCGTCACCATCGTCGATGGTGTAGATGATGCCGAATAGTTCGTCATTGGGCAGCGCATCATCAAGCATCTGCTGTGCTTGGCGGCGCTTGTCGTAACAAGGGCCTGCTAGATTAAAGCCTGCCGTAGTGATGATGAACATCAACGGCTGGTCACGAGACCCCATGCCCGTCGCCATGGTGTCGTAGAGGTCGGGCGTTTGGTGTTCGTGGAATTCGTCAACGACTGCGCAGGATGGCGAGCTACCGTCACCCGGGTTCCCGATTAGTGGCTCAAGTCGTGAACCATCTTCGGGAATCGAGATGTTCTTCGCCATTATCTCGATGCCCGCCATGCTAACTAGCGCTGGCGATTTATTAAGCATCAATCGAGCGGGACGAAACACTTCCCAGGCTTGCTTCTCTGTAGTGGCACCACAGTAAACCTCTGCGCCGTACTCCCCATCTGCGCACAGCATGTAATTAGCGACGCCAGCTGCAATAACTGACTTACCGTTTTTACGGCCTACCTCGATATAGGCTTCAGTAAAACGGCGTAGCCCGGTTTTCTTTTTCAACCAACCAAAAGTGCTGGCAAAGATGAATAGCTGCCACGGCTCCAGCGTTATCAGCTTTCTTTCACGTGCCCACTTGCCTTTGGTATGTGGAAGCAGCTGAACAAATTCACAAACCCGCTCGGCTTCGTCCTTATCGAACCGGTACGGATATGACCGGGACTTCTGCGCCTTGAGATCGTCCAGATGGCGCTGGCAGGCCTGCCGTACCTCCTTGCACGCGGGAATCTTTTTGGCCACTACGTCCCGAGCGTACTTGTTCGCGGCGTTGACGTTCGGGTAGCTGGCCATGGAGCTTCATCGCTTTTTGCCTATAAGGTCTTTGAATGGGTTACCGGCTTCTTTCGCACCAGGTATGGCGAGACGCGAACGGCTAGAAGGATCCAAGCCTAAGGCGCTGCCAAACGTCACGAGCTGCTTAAGAGATTCATTCGCCACGGTGCAGGCGGGGTTCTTCACTTCGGAGTTCATGCCCTGCACCGTGATGCCGTTCTTAGCGATGTCGGCTTCAGCCTTTCGCCACCGCGCATAAGCAGCGCAGTAGGCTTCCAAGTTGGCAAGGTCAGATCCGGTAAGGATCTTGGAGCTCACTAGCCAAGGGCCAATTTTCTCCCACATCTGGATGCCGATCGGGTCAAGCCAATCAGGCGGAAGCGGCACTTCGGTAAGCTCATCGCCTTGGGGTTCATCGTGGTTAACAGCACGCTTTCCGGCGTTGCCTTGCACCGCTTTCAGGTGGCTCGGTTTAGGTTTGCGACCTCTTGTCATTTGCTAATTCCTCGCGCCGACCTGATTTTTCAATTTCGCGGGTATAAAAATAAGGCTAACGTGTCGGTGTCCAGGCCCGAAAGGCTCCAGAAAGTTACCCTCCCCTACCCCGGAAGCATTTAAATGCAAAAGATTGCCATTTAAATTTAATTACAGATGAATTCAACCTTCTTGCTCGACAGGCTTGCTTTTAGGGCCGGTGTTACCTTTTCGAGGAGAGAAAACATCGTTATGTGCCCAGCCCGCATTCATGCGGTACTCAATAGAAGCAACACTTATACCAAGGGTACGCGCCCACTCGCTCAGGCACATTGTTTTCCCATGGGCCGTGTATCGCCGACTGGATTGCAATCGCTTGGTTTGTTTCATCTTCTCGTGGCCGCGCTTTTGATTACAAAAAGCGCAGCTAGCTACAAGGTTTTTAGCTGAATTGTCATCACGAACATCATTAAGGTGATCAACATGCATGTCATCCCAAGTCACGATCTCGCGGCACCAGTAACAACTAAACGGCCCTTCACCGTGAACTTTATAAAAGACCTCGCGATGCTCATAAATCCTTGGATGCCTGCCTCGCTGCAAAGGATGACCAGGAGAATAAGTCAACATGTAGCCATGTGAGTGAACGAGATTACCTGGTATAACCACATTCTTTTTCTCTATCTGTCCATTTCTGCGCATTCGCATATAGTGCTTTTCACAAAGACCTGCGCCCACTCTATTCGCATGGCATTCGCAACCAGCAACAGAGCAAAGCGGCAAATCATTTCGCCTGTCCTTAGCATGCATCTGGTTAGAACTAACTTGACAAGCATCAGAGCAATACTTTCGGTCTTTACCGCGAGAAACTTTATAACTGAATTGCCCGCCGCAATGCGGGCAAGTACGATAGCGAGTAGCCATTGATGTGACTCCATAACAGTCCGCTGTGGTTAGAGCCGCCTTGGTGTTAGCGCACTTGGCGGCTCACTTAATCCTATCTAGTCTCCCCACTTTTCTCTATTTGTTTTGCGCTTGTGACAATCGCGGCTTATTGCACGCAAGTTGCTCATCAAATCCTTTCCGCCCCGAGATAACGGAATTATATGATCAACCTCATGGGCTGGAGTGATGCGGCTCTCTTTAATGCAGTCATCACATTGACACAAGTATCTATCACGCCGCATCACTGCATCCCGCAACCGACGCCAAGGGCGCCCGCCTCGGCCTGATCTTTTATGGTCTGGCTTCTTCCAGGCAACTGCTTGATCGGCGTGCTTGTCGCAGTAGCCGTGCTTGTGCGTGGTTTTGCCAGCGCACATGGGGGCGCGGCATGGGCGTGGCGGAGAGGTAGGCATTGCGCTAACCTGTTTAGGTAAATTTAACTTTTAAGAGGTTCTGTATGTCAGATATAGCGAATGCGCTGTTTCAGCAAATGCGTTTAACCATCCTCCTGACCGCCAAAGATGGCGTAGAAGAAAGCCCGTTCCATCCTGCCTATTTATTGGCTTGGGATGATGGCGTTTACCCAATCCTTGATGAGGGAGCTGATTGGCACCAGCCACATACTAAACAGTTCCGCGTGACCAAAGAGAAGGTAGATCGCATCTTCTCAATATTGTGTGACCACTGGGACGACAAAAAAGAGATCACTTTCTACGGGCTTGAAGAATTGCTTGGGATCCACGGCGCGGCCTATTCAACTGGGGACTTCCAGAGACATAATGTAATTAGTATCTGTCGCTACCTGTTCTTGCATGACCGCTTTGATAAAGAGTTTTGGTCAACTCTTTGCCGTAACGGGGAATGCCCATCGGAGGCGCATGTCATCGCTAGCGACCGGGAAGTGGACATATACTTCAACTAGTCCTCCCCCACATCATTCGCCATAATCTCCACCACCGCAGCCCGGTCAGCGTTGAACCGGCGGCGTAACGCCTCATACTCAGCCAGCAACAGCATCAAGCCTCTATTGCTATCCAGTATCAGCGCGGGTGCTGCTAGCTCAGTCGTTAGGTGCTCGGGCACTGTCGGGCCGTAACACTGCAGCTCCATCGGCTGAACGTTGGAGCTCACGCACCCAGTCAGTGATACCAGTAGGCCTATCGCTATCCAGCCACTCACGCGCTTCAGCATCGGATTCTCCCAGTGATTGAAGCGCCGATGTGCTGGCGCGTATATCGTCCGCGATGACCGTCAACGTTCGATCACGGTCAGCCATGGCGCTGCTTAGTGTTTCGATCTGCTGGCGCTGCCACTGCTGGTGCTCTTGAAGGATCTCGGCGCGATCACGCTGTCGCTCGGCTTCGGCTTGATATGCGTCTCGCTGGTCAGTAACGCGCTGCCAATAGAAGTAGGCAGCCACCAGGGAAAGGAGAAGCACGCCCGCACCTAAGGCTTTACTTTGGAGTTTGGCGAGCATGGCGCGCCCTCTCTGCGTTCGGCTGTTTGATGCTGCGCAGGATGACCGCTGCGCTAGAAAGAATGGCACCGGCCAACACAAACCAGCGATCAGGGATAATGCCATTCCAAAACGGCAGCAGAGCTTGTGCGGTGGTCACCGTTGCGAGGATCGCTGCATGATTAGACCAGAGCTTATGCCACTGCCATGCATCATCAGCTAGCTGTACTTTGATGCGTATCACTGAGCGCCCTCCAGCCGGTTCATACGGGACTCTAGTATCTCGATCTTGCTACGGGTTTCGTTGCGGTGAACTTCCGCCTCACGACGCGTAAGAAATTGCGAATCCATATCGCGCAAATCCTGGCGCAACTGCTCTGTCAGCGTTATCAAATGGCTAACGCGCTCATCTTGTCGAGCACTGCTCTCTGACAGCTTCAGAGTCGTGACGCCTTGCCAACCAATCAGGCCAGCAACAACGGCGAGCAGCAGTGTTTGCAGATGACGCTCTAAAATAGGTCTAGACCTCACGGCGTTATCGGGATTTTCTTCAGACATCCCGCCTCCTGGTGGGCCTGCGTGATTAATGATTAAGCGATGATCGCGTCCACTTCTTCAATCCAATGGCCATCCCACTCTTCAGGCGTATCAGCCCACAGATCGTGCAGCCCATCGCGATACGTCCGCCAATCAAAGCAAGGGCACCCGCGCGACTCATGCCCAGGGAATCCGTTGTGGCCCATGATGAGCGCCTCCGGATAGCGCTCGTGTAACTCGGTAAGCAGCGCATCAAGCGCGTTCCACTGAGCCGCCGTGAAGTTGTCTTCCGGCGTTACGCCGTCATCCTTCACGCCGCCAGCCATACACACGCCGATGTTGCCGGTGTTATAGCCGCCCACGTGAGCGCCTGTCTGGCTCTCGGGTCGGCCACGTTCTAGCGTGCCATCACGGCGGATAACGTAGTGGTAACCCACATCACGCCAACCACGCGCCAGGTGCCATTGGCGAATCTCATCCACGCCAATGTCCATGCTGGCCGTGGTGGCCGCACAGTGAATGGTGAGATAACGCATTAGCACCTCAGGAATAGAAAGGCCCCAACACGAAGGGGCAAGACGCGCCAGGTGGCAACGCAAGGGAAAGCAGAAACGCAAAAGCCCCGCCGGGTGACCGGCAGGGCTTTATGGTGTGTGGCGGCTAGCGTCATTGAGCGCCAGCCTAGAAACATAGTAGATCAGTCGTGGAATTAATACAACATGTGGTGTTTCATAACTGGGCCAAGAGTAAAAGCTCTACCCGCGCATGTTTGGCGGCATCCTTCACCGCCTGCCCATTCTTGAAGATAGGCACGCTCTTATGCTCATTGCGCGAACGGCGGTACGTTTCTTTCTCAGTGACCCGCACCACCTCAACCTCCCTGATCTCAGTCATGGTCGAGAGCGACCCCATTTGCAGCATGCGCGAATAGATCGGCAAGTGCTGAGCAATGAAATCATAGCTCTTGGCCCATAGCGCTTGCTGCTGCGCTGCCATTGGGTAGAGCTTGGCGGCACGGATCAACACCGCCAGACGAGCGCGTGGGCGCAATCGGGCAGATTCCAGCCACTGCTTAGCGAACTCATGGCCAGCATGCACCCGCATACCGCGATCATAGGCAATGGCCAGCGGATCAGCGGCAGACGTACCACCCCCAGGCTGCTCGCCCATCTTCGCCGCTGAGCTGAACGGCTGATAGCCCTGGTTCTCGTGCCAGTGCCAGGTTACGCGCTCCGCCTCCATATCCAGGATACGATCGACAAACGCCCGCGGCGCTTCCGGATCATGCTCTGGGTGGGTGCTGCGCGCATGCTCTCTCAGTTCACGAATGCCCATACGCTGATAGTCACGCGCCATAGATTCAGCCTCTCTCAACAATGCCATGCCCATTAGGCCTTTCTCCACTCGGTACCGCTTTTCAAATGCACGCGGGCGGTGTGGTGGTGGGCAGTGCGAACCAATGCCGCATACTCCCGCAACACCGCCTTAGCCTCTTCCAGCCCCACCGCCAACACGGCGCAGTAGCCACGGTCATATGCAAGCGCCAGCCAATCATATTGACTATCAGCCAGGGGTGCCGTGTGAGGCGGAGAAGCCTTGAATTCCATGTACAGCCCGAACCAGCCTCCTCGAGCATCCATAATCACCAAGTCACTCACACCCGACTTAACGCCCTGGCGCTTCATGGCCGCGCCGGTGCTCTTGCTACGCTGCCCACCGTTGGGCACGTGGTAGATGGCGTCGTACAACTGCCCTACCGGCTCTCCGCGCATCTTCTCCCCCAGCAGCCAGCGGATTAGCACCGCCTGCTCTTGGCCTTCCCAATCCACCGGGCGGGCGCGCGGCTTGCCGTCTTCTTTCAGCTTGCGCGGGCGTCGTGGTGTCTGGATACGTAGGCTCATGAATCACCCCGCTGACGCATCTTGCGCGCTAGATTTCGATCCATTTGGGACTGAACGCCATTAGCGAAGTCCTCCGGAAGCAAGCCTTTGTCACAGCAAGGGCAGACGGGCGTCATGTTTTTACTACGCCACACCTGGTCAAGCGCTTTAACGGCACGGCTACGGGCCTGGAATGACTCTGCCTCTTTTACAGCTTCCTCTCGGCGTTCTAGCTTGTTTTGGGCGCCATAATGAAACTCTGCCAAGCCCTTGAACGCATCGTATGCCTCTACCTCCTGCTCGCAGTCCTGGCACCAGATACGTCGCTCTTGATCGTCATAAACAATATCGAGATGCTTGCATGTGCCTCTCGGGCGCTTTGTCTGACCGCGCGCTATGCGCAGATCACCGATGTCAACGACCTTTAGGCCGTATATGTAATCTTGTGGCACTACCGGCTTATCGCTCACACCACACCCCCTGCCAAACGCTGTTTCAAAAGCTGCTGGCGCTCCCACTTGCTGTAATCGGCCATGATGCGATCAAGCATGGATCGGGCATCGTCGTTATGATCCAACTCGGCGCGGCTTTTCACGCCACACGCTGCGCGCAACCAATCCTCGCAATCTTCCTTGGTATGGGTGCCATCGGGCATTGAGCCATAGGCCATCTGATGGAAACGGCGGCGGCGATGGTCAAGGTAGAGCGCAAAGCGCGGGTTCTGGCACAGCATGGCGGCACGGCGGGCGTGCTGCCCTCCCTTTAGTTCACTCATGCCGCCTTACTCCTCTGCTGCCAATATCTAAGCGTTATCCCGCGCGCCATCGCTAACACTTGGCGATCCGTCATCTTTAAGCGATGCAGACGAGGCGCTGCGGTTATTTGCTTTAACCGATAACCGTGCGCCTTATGATTTCCATGCCTGTAGGGCTCGACCTCAAATAAGCCGGCATACTCTGGCAGTTCCTCAGGCTTAACGATGCCGGGGGCAGCCACTACCCAGAAATAGTTAGGCGTTGGCTCACGAGCGTAATTAAGATCAGAACCGCAACACTCGAGACCTTGCTTCCAAGCTAGCGCCAGCCCTTCCGCAATATCTTTAGCTTTTCCCAATCGACGGGCGCGAGATCGTTTTGCGTTACTGTCTTCAGAAGCAATTTTGCGAAGTTCTGCCAGCCAGTCTGCGCGGCTAACCTTGACCTCAAATTCATGGCCGAATCGCGTTTTGGTCATGCTGGCAACATCGCTTTCATACATGAAGGCGGTACCACAATTAGGGATAGTGATCTCGTGCTTAGCGGCATAGCAGTAGGCATAAACTACGTCTTGCACGATCGCCTCCGTCAGAGGCTGCAATGCATCATCCATGGTTACGCTCCCCGTGCTCGCTGATACCACTGGAGCCAGCCATAGTGGGAGGTGGCGGAGTCCGGAAAGGCGGCGCATGACCACACGGCTTGCTGCTGCTCTTACAAAAAGCGGCCGCCGCGCAGGCGATGGCAATAAACACACCGACCAGCACGCCGAAAAGAAACCACGTTACGCCGTCCATCGCTGACCTCCCGCCCGCTGGGCTTTGCGCATGCAGTGCTTGCAGGCGGGCAGCGCTTCGCCAGTAGCCGGGTCGCGAAACTCGCTGGCTGCCTTGCGGTACTGGCAAGCTGGGCACTTGGGCTGGGTGTAGGGTTGGCGGATCATGAGCCACCCCCAGCTATTTCAGAACGGCTAAAGATTCGCGTTTCCAATAGCTGGGCGCTCTCTTTAGGCATCGTGTAATAACTCTCCAGCAGCGGCACAGCAGGAAGCTCAACCGTGCCAAACGCCGTCAGCCGATAGGCAAAGCCTGGCGCGCGCTCGACAAACTCCTGCTCTACCAAGGCATCACAAGCAACGCGGATCTCATGCAGCGATACCGGTAGCTTGTAAGCATGCGCCAGCGTGGTGAGGTGAGCCGGGTTACTGGATGACATCCCCAGAAGGCGAAGCACTATGTTTTGGTGGTCGATGGGTTTTAGAGTGCTCACGACGCCACCCCTTTAGCCGCTTCCACCGCTAGCGCCTTACCGCTTTCAGTCAGCCCCAACACCTGGCGCGCTGGGGAATCGGCGCTCATGCCCGCGACCTCGATGTAATCCATATCGAGCAGCTCACGGCAGCGGCCGCAAATGCTGGCCAGCGGTAGGCCGGTCGCATCGGCTAGCTGGTTGCGGGTCATGGGGCCCTTACTCACTAGCGAGGCAGTCACTAGCCCACGCGAGGCGCTCAACTTGCCTGAACGGCGGTGATCGCTGAATGCAGCCCGTTTTACTTCGTTGCCGCTTGGTTGGAATGCGGTATTCATGATCAACGTCCTCCCATCGCAGCCAGCGGCACGCCAGCTTGTTCGAGTAATTCACGGCGGCGGGCCTCTTCACGCTCGCGGGCTTCGCGGCGCTCTTGGGCTTTCTGGTCACCGGGCTGGTTGATGATCTCGCGTAGCTTGCTCACCACCTGCTTACGCTGGCGCTTGCCTTCCGGCGTTACGGGCTTATCAGGTGGGGGTAGCATTTGACGTGCCGTATTAGGTGACAGCCTTCCTTCAGTCACGGCATCGTTGAGGACGATCTCGCGGCGCTGTGGGTCATGGCCTAGCGACACCTGCCACTCTGGCTGGCGCGCTTCGGCTTTCGCGGCGGAGAGCTCACGCTCATACGCGGCAAGAAACGACATGCGAGCGCCAACCTTGTCTCCACCGGCCAAAACCGGCTGAGCAGCGGCAAAGGCGCGGGCAATCTCCGGCGTCCAGACCACGGTCTCCTGCTCGTCGGTGCTTTTCAGCGCCAGCGCCCACGCCTCATTACCGCTCAAATGAGCGTTCGCACTGGGTAAGCGCTCAATGATCGCCGCCAGGGTCAGCTTGCCGTGAAGCTCGGCACGGCAGCGGGCCAGCGCTCTTGTGATCTCTGCAAATGGGTAGGCACTCAGGTCATCCGCAATCAGCATCCCCGCAGAGGGTCGCATTTCCTGCCCCAGCACCTCGGCCGTCGCGTAAACCAGTTCGAGCACCTGCTCGTGTTGCTCAGAGGTCAATGGCATGACGATGCCTCCCGTTTGGCTTGGCGCTCCCGAAGCATCGCTTTTGCCTGCTCCAGGTTGCTCAGGTTCGTTTGGGTGCTGTCCATCTGTCGGGACTGGGCATGGGTAACCTGCTGCCCCGTAGTGCACTGGGTGGCGATGGATTCGCAGTCGGCGAGCAGCAGCGAAACCGGATGAAGCTTGGTGAGATAAAACTGCTGATTCATCTGCAGATAGAACGCCGCCACCTTGGGCGCCAGCTCTGCCCCTACGCGGTCAACCAACTGGCCCAGCTGCGCAGCGGTTTTCTGATTCCATACGGGCCAAGTGCGGTAACGGTTACGGTATGCAATCGCGTAGTTGGCCCACGCCTTGAACGTCTTGGCGTTGGGGTCACGGGTACCGGGCATGTCGGCAGGGATACGCGCCAGCAAGTCAGCGCTGGATTCTGCTTTGCTGTTCAGGGTCGGTTCTGGCTCGTCAGCGCTCAGGTAATCGCCCTCCGAAGCATCGGGGCTTGCCCCCGGTGCAACAGTACTAACCCTGGTACCCTCAGAATGAACCCCTAAACCTGAACCCCTCTCTTCACGGTTTTCCGAATACCCCTCTTCGACATTTCGAGTAGGGTTCTCCCCGTTTTCCGAATACCCCTCTTCGGGATCTCGAATAGGGTTCTCCTTGTTTTCCGAATACCCCTCTTCTGTTTTTCGAGTACCCTTAGGCGCGGTATCTAACGGGCGCTTCATGAAGATTCGGCGCTCAACAATTTGCTTGCCTTCGCGGATCTGATCGACGCGCACCCAACCCTTTTTCTTGAGCGAACTGATCACCTCAGAGACACGGTTAGGTGACAGCCCAAAGAACTCGGCAAGCTTCTTGTTCGACTTGAAACAGCCCTTTTGCGGGTGCTGCAGGCTATCGATCTCGATCAGCATCACTTTCTCTTGCAGTGAGAGCTCGCGATTCAGCCAAATATCGGCGGGTATCCAGACACCGCGGAAGGCGCGTTCATCGGTCATGACGCACCCCCAAACACTGTACGCACAAACAGAGCCACAGCGCTCGCTGTGCTGTTTAGCTTGAATGCATATACTGAAATCATTACGACGCCACCTCATCTTGCGGGGGAGTCTCAAACACAGAGGGGCACAACTGGTAGCGGGTAAAGGCTCCCTCAGTAAGTTTTTCAGCGCGCAACGCAACAGCAGGAGACATGCCGTGCTTGCCACGCACCCAGTTAGAGACAGCGCCTTGGTTGACGTTAAGTGCCTCAGCGGTTTGGAGTTGACCGCCAAAATGATCAACCAGGCTTTGGAATGCGGTATTCATCAGACACCCTCTTATGCGAATGCTCATAGAATAGGCCATGAGCAAACTCATTTGCAAGGGTATGAGCGCTCGCATAATAATCACCGCATGGAACTCAAAGACAGAATCAAGCTGGCACGTAAGCGGGCAGGCCTCAGCCAGACAGGCGCGGCTGAAAAAGCGAACGTTGATCAAGCCACTATTTCGAACCTGGAGCGCGGCAAGCACCTGGGCTCTACGCACCTGCTCAAAATTGCGGACGCGTTAGGCGTTAGTTATCGCTGGCTAAGCGAAGGTGTTGGGGAGATGCAGGAAGGCACCCGCGACAATCTAGGCGAGTATCACGTCAATACCGCGCCAGCAGCCCAGCCCCTGCGTTACTTCAGTTACCCTGTCGTCTCTGAAGTTAACGCCGGGCTGTTCGCCGATTGCGTTGTGCCTTACCCTGCAGGCATGGAAGAACGCCATGAGACAACCGACTATAAAGCCCAAGGCCAAGCGTTTTGGCTGGAAGTGACCGGCGATTCGATGACAGCACCCACAGGCGTACGCCCCAGTATTCCAGAGGGCACGCTGGTGTTGGTCGATACCGGAAAAGAAGCGCTGCCCGGTAACCTTGTGGTCGCACAGCTAGACGAAAGCAACCAGGCAACGTTCAAAAAACTGGTCGTTGATGGCGGGCAAAAATACCTAAAACCTCTTAACCCCGCCTATCCGCTAATTCCAATTAATGGAAATTGCCGCATCATAGGGGTGGCTGTTAAGGCTCAAATGAACCTGTAGGGGGACGCATGGATAATTGGAAGGTGATAGGCACGATAGCGGCGGGCGTACTGATACTTGGCTGGATGCTCAATGACGAAACAGAGGAAACTGAGCCAACTGCCAGCAACGCCAGTAGCGTGGTCAGCGCCTCAGAGGCAGAGGAAGCGCCCAGCCCGGATGCTGACACCAACCAACCAGAAGAAGAGCCAGTAGCTCCCACTCCCCCTCCTGAACCTCAATCCCCCTGGTACGTGAGCGAAGAAGTCTCGCCGATGGATGATAGCAGGAATGTCTATCTATCCACCCGCTCAAGTGAGGCAGTCCCAGGCCGTTACGGCAGATCAACAGTCCGACCCACGCTATATGTTCGCTGCGTTGAAAACACAACGGCCTTAATTTTGCACATGGACGGCCATCACATGGCATCTAGCGAATATCACACATGGGGAGACGTCGATATGCGCATTGATGACGGTAAAGCATTCACCAAGCCAATGACGCAATCAACCAACAACCGATCGCTTGGGCTTTGGAGTGGTGGTACCTCAATCCCAGTAATTCGGCAGATGTTTGGCGCCGAACAGCTAACGGTTCGCGCCACGCCCTACAGCGAATCGCCTATGACCATGACATTCGATATAAGCGGACTGGAGGAAGAAATAGCGCCCTTGCGTGAAGCCTGCCACTGGTAACGAACCTCAAACCTACCGCCATTACTGAAGCCGCCCAATTACTGGGCGGTTTTTTTTATGCCTATCTGAAAGAAATATAAGCCCAATTATGGGGCAATCTTGCTTGCTCATAAAAAATATGAGCTTTCGCATTGACAGATAATATGAGCTTTCGCATACTGAGCTCATAAGTTAATGCAGCAAGGGATAAAACAATGCAAATCACAGCAGGCAGTTTTCAAGCAAAGATCAATCCGGAACGCGGCAGTCTCGGCTTCACCCGTACTGAAGCCATGGACATGATGTTGCTGGCCGCAGGCAACACCTACAAAGAGATTGCCAAGGCCACCGGCCGCTCACCGAAGACCGTGCGCGGCAGCATCGAAAAGGGTTACCACAAGCTGGGCGTTTACAAAGCCGCTGGCGCCGTGGCCGAAGCCATGAAACGCGGCTGGATCGCTCCGCTACTCGTCGCCCTACTGATCAGCGGCATCAACCCCGACATGGACGCCATGCGCCACCGCCAGCCAGTGCGTACCCGCACCCATAGCAGCGTTAGTGCGCGGATCAATCAGCGTTTGGATGGGAGCCTCTACGCATGAGCATTCACGAGAAAACCCTCAAGCAGTTAGTGCGTAATCAAGTGCACGAAGTGGCCAACATCGTGATGGACATGAACCTCATCCAGGGCCGTCACGTCAAGATGCGCATCTTCCCGGGCGGCGTTTCAGTCACAGAGGAACGGGAAGGTCATGAGCCTCACTTTGTATCTGCCTCTCTGCCGCCGTTAGCAATGCCCGAAGCGGCGCTTAATAACGTGGAGAGCTTGCTTTCAGTACTGCGCGGCCATTGGCGTTGGCAAGGCGGTGCCCAATGAACCACGTCATCAGCCTCAAGTTCGTCATCAATCACTGCCGCCTGTTCGCCATGCAAGACGGCTACACCCTGCACAGCACCGTGATTTATGCCGAGCCGGTGGTCGGCGGCGGCTACCTGCCCGCGTTCGTTGGCAAGGAAGGCACAAAAATCATCGTGCGCATGAACGCCCCGCTACCCACTGAGCTAGCCGCCCGTAACGCACTGCGCGATGTGCTGTGGGGCGCTCACGTAGAACAGCGCATCAACCTACAGCGCCACCCACTGGAAACCGATGGCCCAACACAGGAGCTAGCTGCATGAGTACCAAAACCCAACGGGCCATGCTCGCAGGCGCCGCCGTGGCAGCCGTCCTGGCGCTGGGCCATATCTCGAAAGGCGAAGCCGTAGAGCAAGACGATTGGCTGACCACCTACTGCACCGATGCCGCCGTGTGGGCAGCCGAAGAAGCACGCGGCGTGCCGCTAGAGCTACGCACCGGCCAGCCCGACTACAAGGGCATAGCCGAGGAAAGCTGTCCGGGTATGCGCCCAGCAGGCCCAGCGCTGCCCACTGACGTTTCCCCCGCACGGCTGGCCATGCCAGAGACCGTGCCGTTCAACCAGTTTGTTCAGTTTTGAGGTGATGACGATGAAAACTAATGCAGATTTAGCGCTAGAACAGTTCATGGAAAACGTAGCCAGCCACTCCATGGAAGTGCTGCAGGATGACGGCAAGTATCGCCACCTGCGCTTTAGCCATAACGGCTCATCGATCTACCACTTCAACATCGTTACTTGGCCTGGATACCTGGCCATCGCTGGCGACATGGGTGACTTCATGTTCAGCCGCCTTCCGGACATGTTCGATTTCTTCCGATCCGAAAAGCCAGGGCTTTTTATCAACGCCAGCTATTGGGCTCAAAAACTTAGAGCAGGAAGCAGCAAAGGCCCGCAGCTTGCCAAGGTATGGAGTGAAGAAGCCTTCAAGCGAAATGTTTTAAGGCAGTTTGATAACTGGGCGGAATTTCAGGACGACGAAGCCCGCACTGCCGAAATGCGCGCCAAGCTAAATCGCGATGTTCTTGAGTGCGGTTATTTCAAAGAGGAAGCGCAGCAGGCAGTGCTGGATTGGGATAACGAGCTCTTTGACCTCACCGAGGTTTGGGAACACGACTGCACCGACTTCGACCACCACTACCTGATTTGTTGCTACGCCATCGCGTGGGCTATCCAGCAGTACGACGCCGCTAAGGAGGAAGCATGAGCACCTTCCGCGTATACGGCATGACCGAATGCAAAGCCCTGCAGCTAGCCCGCGCTAGCTACATCGAACAGGCCAAGCGCTCACCGCTAGCGCGCCCGCTGAACCATATTGCCGACGCCGGAAAAATGATCGGAGGTGACCAGCATGTCTAAAGCCTTTATCAAAGCGATGGAAGAACGCCTGAGAGAGGTTAACGAAGAGGGCTTCACTGCTGAGCATGATGGTGCCTACATCCAAGGCACGCTTGCGACTGCTGCAGAATGCTACGCCCGGGCTGCCAAGCTGGTACTATAACAGGCGCCAGATACCCCTCTGCCGCCCGCTCCAATGACATGGCCCTGGCACCGTTCATGGTGGAAACCCAGCCCCGACCCTCAGCGAAACATCATCAAAGCCATGGCGCTCCTGGCAGCAGAATACGATGACATAGAACGAACCAAGTCGGTCGACAGCGAACCACCTGTAGCGCCAGAGCTTTTCTCTACGGATGATGAATGGCAAAGCGACATTTATGGCGACCTTCAGGAGTTAATCGAAGACCGAGAGCGCGAAGCGGGCGACGTTATTTACACGGGCACCAAGCGCCACGCACAGGCTACCGACTACACCATCAATCTGGCTGAGTCGGTAATTGAAAACATGCAGGTGCAGGCCGAAGACGACGCAGGCGAAGTCGGGGAAGGCTATCCCGAAGCCACCAAGGCACAAGAGCAAGTGCTGCAGGCGCTTATCGACGGGTGGGCAGAGCAATACTGCACACCAGACTTTTACACCATTGGCAACGTGAAGGACTACACCATCACTGCCGAGGATGTGGAGGTCAGCCAGTGAGCAACCTAAACCTCTTCGGCCATGAGCTCGTCGTTGATAACTTCGCCGGCGGGGGTGGTGCAAGCGAAGGCATCGAGCAAGCACTAGGCCGCTCGGTTGACTTGGCCATCAATGGAGGCTGTCAAATGAGCATTGAAATCAATGAACTGGAAAGCGGTGGGAGCATCACGGTCGCGACCAAGGGCCATGTAGATCCACAAAAGTTTGTTGAAGCATACGGCGAACGCTCTGGCGACCCTAAGGAAGACTGGCCAAGCATTGAAGAGGTGCAGCACGTCTACATGCGCAAGACGCCTCGGGATGGTTTCGAATCCTGGTGGACGCAGTGTGAAAAGGGTCGAGGCGCATTTCCTGCAACGATCATGGGGCCTTTCTGATGACCCAGCAACCCACACACACCCACCGAGAATCCAGCGGGAAGTTTTACGAGGTAGCCCAGCACCAGGGCACTGGCCCACTTGAAGGTCAGTGGCTAGTCATCTTCCACGACTTAGTAGATGGAATTGAAATGGCTACTACACAAGCTTACTGGGTACAGAACTGGCGTGAGATCTGCCCGGATGATTGCACTGTCTGCATGGGCACTGGATACGACCACATCAAGAACAACAAGGAAATGCCCTGCGGTGGCTGCTACGGCTTGGGCAAAGTGCTGGAAACAGGCGAAGCCGCTAAGGAAATGTGGGAGCTCGCCACCGTGGCCACCACGATCATCACGCGCCAAGAACATGAGCTGCGCAACCTTCGGCGCATCGCTCAAAATCCAGCGGTGCAAGCGCTCATCGAGCAGCAGCGCCAGCATGCGATAGACGAAAGCACCGCCCGCCAGGAACAGGAATGGCGCAGGGGTAAAGGCCACGGCCCGCACGGCCAACGGCACACGGGAGATTGATGACATGGCAAAACTACTATCGATGAAAGCCGTTAGCGAGCGTGTCGGCTACAGCGAAAGTAAGCTGTACGCAATGATTCGTGAAGGGGAATTCCCGCCAGGGCGCAAGCTGGCCACTGGCGGTGTGCGGTGGCTGGAGTCTGACGTTGATGATTGGATTATGCACGCATACGAGCAGGCACCAGAGGCGCGGCTGCGCCTTGCATGA